ATTTGCGAGTGGTCTGGGTTGTCTTTGCAGTCAAGCTCTATTGTGAACACGGTATCCCCCACCTTGCACGGCAACCTTACCAACCGCCCATCACGTTCCGCAGCTTCGTATTCCGCTAGCCTTGATAGCTTTGCGGTGATGTTATCGGGTGTGCCGATGTCCTCATAGGCGGCAAGGCGGTCTGCAATTTGCCCGCAGACTTCAACCCCGTTAAAGTTCATTTGTGCGTTTTCATTGACGTAATGCGTTAATCTATCCATTTCCCTTATTCCTCCCTCTGTACTCAAACCTTGCGCACGAATATACAAGACCGCTTTCGCACGTTGACGAATCTCGTTTACAGTGTTTGCAAACTATCCCCATTGCTAAATCGTCCATTGCGTCTACTGCCGCTTCATAGTCTGCTTTGGCTTCTTTCAGTTGGGCGGTGAGTTCCAATATTCGCTTGCTTTTATCAATGCTCGCCCTGAGATTTTCCTCGTGGTCAAAGTCGTATGATGTTCCGTAAATTTGCCCGTATTCGTCCAATGCAGAATGAATATCTTCACCGATTTTTTCTATATCAAGGCAGTCGGTTTTTGGTATCCACATCATGATTTCAACTTTTATTTTCTTTCGTTCCATCGTTTACCCCTCCATTTTGTTGACGTCAACAGAATCGCGCCACCGGCAGCCTTTACAGCGTCCTAAATGCGCTTCTTTGTATTTACCGCAGTGTAGGCAGAGTTCCCCGCGGAGCGTTTTGTTTTCCGCCAGCAGTTCCGCCGTCCTGTCATACGCTACGCCAAGTTGCTCCGCTTGTGTATCGTTGATTTCTTCCCAATGTGAATTTTCCGCCGTGAGCCGTGTAATCTCTTTGTCTCGTTCGGATAGTAAGGAGAGTAGGGCGGGGATGTCGGTTCGAGCGTGAGTGATAAACTCAGCGTTTTTTGTTTTTGGACTTATCCCGGAACAAATGTTTTTTGTTTTTTCTATGTAAATCGTGTCGCACACAACACAGTGGCTTTGAATGGTGTTTCCTCTGATTTCCGGCGTCCACGGCCCCGGCGTCGCAGCCTCACACCGCGCCTTGATCTCGTCTAGCTTAATCATGGGGTTGCTCCTTTCGGTGGGTAGATTATGCGTTCGACTTTTGGCATATCGTCTTGAGTGTAGTCAGTTTCCGTGAAGCGAATCGCTGATATAATCAATCCGCATTTTGGACAATGCCGCATTTCATTATCAAACGGGTTCCCGTCGTTGAGACTCCACATTAACCCGCATTCGGAACACTCCCAATATTCCTCATCCTCAACAAACTCGCACCCCTCGTCTCGCTTTCCCTTTTCGCGTATAATCTCAGATATGGCGTCGAGGCGCTTGTCAAATTCTGAACCCCCGTCAATCTTCATTGCGTCTTTTATGAAAACGATGTCGCCGCGCAATTCCTCTGTTGTGTAGCTCATGTAGCAGCCTCCCGTCGTTTGCCGAAAGAACAGTATTGATCTGACTCTGGCCCTCCTGTGCAATAACCTTCGTGGTCAAAGCTGCAATAAGGGCATTCCGTTGTCATCATCTTTGCGCACTCTCCGCAATGGACTATATCTGGTATGCGGTGGTTCCATGCAGCGAAGGCCTCTTGCTTCGTCTTAAAAACATTATCGCCCATCGAATCACAGGAGGTGCAAAACACATAGAAGCACCATATTGGCTTGCCGCTCTCTTTGCGGTGCCCCCATAAATACATTTTCTTTTCCGCTTCACCCCCGCAAAACGGGCAAGGCAGTAATTTGATTTCATTGCTCAAGCCTTCCGTTTCGCCTTGCAGATTCAACCCGTAAGCCCTCAACTTATCAACGATTTCCTCCGCCGCCCTTTGTCCGAGATTTCTGATTTGTAAAAGCTTGTCCATCGTTAGGTCTGCTATTTCTCCCAAGGTGTCAATTCCTGCTCTTTTAAGGCAGTTGTACGCTCTGACGCTGAAATGCATATCCTCGATGGGTGTTAGTCTGTCAATCACTTTTCATCGTCCTTTCCCTTATTAGCCTCTTTCGATTCTGCCAGTTCCGCCGTTAACCGTGCGTTTTCAGTGGAGAGGGTTTCTATTGCTTCGGCAGCGTCTGCCGGCGCATAAGTCTCCATAAAGATATTTGGCTTGCATGGGTAAAATTCGCCTTGTACGCCCTTGATAATGAAGTCGCCGTAAGATACGGCCATGTCGCCTTCAAGCGTTGGTATCGTGAGGTGCGCAACTGGATTTCCAACTCCGACACGCCATGCGGCGTCATAAATTTCAACGACCATAATCGGGCAAAACGCTTTTACTTCCGACAGATTTATTCCGTCCCACTGAATTGCGTCAATAACAACTGGCTTTTTTCGAAATTTCATAGTCTTTCCCTTCCGCACCTATACGGTGCTTCTCAGTTTATGCTTCCTTGCTTCTGCTACCGGTGGATAAAATCCGCAATGTTCGCAAGCTTGATGTTTGCACTCTACGCCGGGGCTGTAAGGGCATTTAAAGCATTTTTGTTTTCTAACCGGCTCTTGCTTTTTTGGTTTTGGAACGTGCGGCCGCGCATTTTTCTTGTACAGCCTTTTTTGCGCTTCCCTGTTTAGTTTTAGCTTTACGATTTTTTTATGTTCGGCGCAGTATTTTTCCCTTTGGGTTATCGGTATCCCACAGTTGGGATATTGGCATGTAGTGTTCATGTTGCCTCCGTAAATAGGTTGATTTGTGCATCTTCGTTTGAAAATCGTTCCTCAAAATCGTGTACCGTTGTGCCGTCTGGTTTGAATGTCACAGGGCTGTCGGTGTCCCATTTGAGCATAAGATTCCAGTATTCGGGGTATTGTTTGCGGAGTAGGCGGAGTTGGCCGAGCGATTGATTATGGCAAAACCAACAACCTCCCCTTGCGCTTTGGGTGTATATCGGTGATAGCAAGCAGTTCGCCCTGCAGATTGGGAACGTATCAGGCTCCATTATTCCGTGTTCTACCAGCGGTGAACGCTTTGTATCTGATAAAACATGAATACGGTTGAGTTCGTCTGCCGCTATTCCGACCCATGACGTGTTGTTTTTTGGATATGGTAAAGCGGCTTCATTTTTAACCTGTCGTTACACCACGCCCCCTTAATCATAGGAAACCCGTATATCGACCCTGCCCGTTTCCCTTTCTGAATTTTTGTATAAAACTGCTCTTCATAAGAAACTTTTGCATGCAAATGCTCAACGTCAATCCCGTACCGCTCTTTAATAATTTTGTCAGCCTTGATTTTGAACTCCATCATCGGTGGAAGGTCAGCAGGTATTGTATCAGTAGCCATGATTTCAACGTGTACAATTCGGTCAAGAGGCATGTTGTGTTGCTTGATGACCTCCAGCATGGCGATTGAATCCTTGCCGTAGGATAAAGACGCTATGTACTGCATCCCGTTACCTCCGTGATTTCGATTTCAGTCCTAGGATTCTTTTTGTCGTACAACACCCTTGACCCGTCATGACCTGCGACGATCCGGCAGTTGTCATCTTCGATAACGCCGTAATGGACTAAGATATCGTCTATTGCCTGATGAAGTCCGTTGAGGTCAATTATTGCCTTAGTGTTGTCGTAGTCGATGCTCATGTAAAACAGGCACTTGATGTTGAGTTTCTTGTTAATCTTTCCGTGCTTGAGCGGTATGTACCATCCTGCGGCCTCCTGATATTTCAAAAACGCTTCACTCGGAGCGGGACGAAGTTTACTGCCGCGCTTTAGTAGCTGCTGACTGTTTTTCTTTGTCCGAGGGCACAAAGGAATAGTAAAACTAATCATCCGTCGCCCTCCCCGTCGTAATCCCCGCGCTGTCCACGGCATTTAATAATACCTCCGACAGCATCCGTAGTTTCCGGGCTTACTTGCATTCGATCTCGTTCGGCAATCATTTTCTTAAACCATTCGGGTTTGTCCCGTAATCTGTCATCGGGGTTTTCCACAGGTTTTTCCACAATCGCCGTTTTTTCCTCGATAGATAGAAAGAAAGAAGTATTTACGTTCTCTTCATTTGCATTTACATTATCATTTACATATACATTAGGTTTGCTTGTGGTTTTGGTTTGGTTTCGCTTTGGTTTCTTTTCGGTTTCTGCCTTTGCCGGTCTGCCGCCTTTTTTGCCGTTCTCATAACGCTTGTTATTCGCGTCAATTAAGGGTTTTATGAGACAATACACAGCCGCAGCGGAACCATCTTCAGAGATATCTTCACCGTTCAAAGCGTAGTTGCAAATCGCGTTATATGCTGCTAATTTATCTCTGTCTTTAAGCTTTTTTATTGCTTCATAAAAACTTCGATAAAATACAAAACTGTCTCTATCGAGAGGAATATTTGTTTCTGACAATGTATCACCGCCAAACTTCGCTGAATTTTTTGTTTACCCATTCGGGCTTTAACCACGCTGATTGAAAGCGCCGCCAGTCGTTTTCTGTTTTTCCTGTCTTATCGCGGTACAGCATTGCATACGGCATAAACCCTGCTTTTATCGCGTCCGTCATTCTCTGTTTTGCTTTGTCAAACGTGTCGCCCTTGTATCCAATCAAACAGTAACAGCGTAAGGAATGACTCTGAGGTGTAAATCCTGCGTCCAGCATCATCCGCCCGGCTTCTATCAGTGGCTCGTAATCGTCGGGTGTGTCGTAGGCAAAATAGCACTCTTTCGCGGCGATTTCTTTCATTCTTTTGCAATGCCAGGGCTTTAAGATTCTCGCTTCCAGCCCTCCGGTGAAAATCGGTCGCCCGGTTGTTTTACGCTTCAGCATATCAAACACAGAGTTTATGTGCTCGTCCGAGCATTGGAGTAAATTGCTGTCAATGATGTTATTGCCCTCATGGACTTGGATTTCTCTGATTGTACCTTCGCGCCGCCATACGTTGCAAAACCAACAATGGTTATTACATCCGCGCGAAGTCATGTTATAGCCTTTTTTGACATACAATCCGGGTTCAAACTCGCCGCCGTGATCATCATACGCGGGGCCGCCGATCTTAACAGGGACGCCCTTCCCTTCAAGCTGAAACGCTTGCGCCTCTGCTTTTGGCCTGTCGTATGTAAACGTCACGCTGATATGCACTTCATCAACGTCAGGAAGGTACATTTCAGGCATTTCGCCAATAAAAGCTAATTCATCATCCGGCGTCGCTTTTGTCCGCCTTGGGAAAATTCTCGCTATTCGTGCCAATTTATCACCCGCTTTTCTTCGCGTCGTTTGCGTGATCGTATTCGTACCATACGGCGTCCACCCATTTTCGGAGGGCATCGTATAGTAATTGCGCGTAAAGCTCCGTGCTAAGTTCGCGCCTTTCGCTTTTTCTCTTTTCGACCATATGCCCGGATTTCGGATAGTAAGCGATAATCCCTATACCGTATTTTACGAGGGGCAGGATGCTTTCATAGATATCAACCGGCACAACATAGTAATTTAGATTGCCGTGAAAATTATGGCCGTTCTCGCTTTTGAAGTCAGAAACCGTTATTTTAACCTCAAAGCAAGTGGTTACTATTTCAATGTCATGAACATTACTGAGAGATTGGAATATACATCCGCTACACTTTTCGTTTGGATATGTAGCGCCTTGATCTTTAACGCATACACCCATCCTGCAATCGTGAGCAGCGTGAAATCCGCCAGTATAAGCCTCTTCAAATCGGATAACGTCTACTATGCCTGTCGGCGTCCATACTTCGTAAGCATATCTAATTGTGCGCTTAGAGGAATTGAAAAGTGGTCGCCATCCCGGGATGCGTCTTTTAATTTGCTTTGTCAAATCGGTTTCCAATGTATCACCCGCTTTCGGTTATAAGGGATTTTTAGTACCATTCGCCGACGCGGACGATCCAGACTTCAAACCAACCGCGCTTTTTCTTGCCGTATAGGTCGATGTGCGCCTTGTCTCTTTCATCGTAGACACAGTACCAACCTCGTGGACTGCCGTCGCCGTATCCATCCCCATCATTCCAATCGGTGCGCACTTGAAATTTGCACCATCCTGATTTCACATCGTCGGCAGATAAGTGCGGGTTAACGTCAGGATTAATGCAGTCGTGATGAAGTTTGTCGGTTTCGATAATCCATTTTGGCACGTCCTCGCGGTTCGGGCATAAGTCCTTTCGGATTATGTACGCCTCGCCGTCGCAATCATAGTCCCATTTATTCCATGTGAACTTAGACATATTTCCTCCTTAGAACGGCAAATCGCCGTCATCATCCTCCAACTCCGCAAAATCTGAGCCGGGCGCTTGAAATTGCGGTGCGTTGCATCCTCTGTCTGAGGGTTCTTTGCTGCCGGTAAAGTAGACATTTTCCGCTATGACCTCTGCCGACCTCCGTTTATTGCCGTTCTTGTCCGTCCAATCGCGGATCTGGAGGTGGCCGACAACGGCAGCCATCTGGCCCTTGGAAAAATACTTGGAGACAAATTCCGCCTGATTTTTCCATGCGATACAATCAATGAAGTCGGTTTCTTTTTCTCCGCCGCTTTTTGTAAAACCCCTATCTACTGCAAGGGTAAAGGATGTTACTGCTGTCTGAGTTTGCGTGTGGCGGAGTTCGGGGTCGCGGGTTAACCTTCCCATTAAAACCATGTGGTTGATAGGTCATTCCTCCATCATTCCGTCTATTTCAGCGCGATAATGACACCATGCCTTTATAAACTCATTGGCTTGATCTTCGTGGTTGCTAATCCATAAGCCGTTTTCCCATGTGTCATATTCAAAGTTCCATTTTGTGCCGTTCATAATAACCATTATTCCGTCAGTTCTGCGCTCAATATGATGAACGTCGGCCATAGGGATAATAACGGATTTTCCGCTAAATATAGTTTCACTTGGCTTCATATCTGATAGCCCTCAGGGTATTTCGTTGTCAGCGGCCTGTAATCAACACCACACTCCGCGCTTGTTTTATTGCATTTAGGGCAGCGCATTGATGGTATGACGTTTTGATGGAAGTTCGCGTCATCATAACCGCGCCCCTCGCAAATATGGCCACAACCTTCGCATTCGTAATCGGCTGTAAAATCGCGCCGACTTTGGTATGTAATTTGTTTGATTTTCATTTTCAAAACTCCTTCTTATAAATCAGCTTATCTTCCGACCATTCCCAATCTGCATAATACGCCGAAAGGTAGCTGCGGAACTGTTCGCGCATTCTCTCGCGCGTATGTAATGGACCTTTGTCGTAAACGTCATGGCACGAAACGTCTCCAAACTTTACGCGGCAGAGAGTTAATATGTTTTGCTCAATTCCTAATCCGCCGTCGTTGCGTGATATGTAATGCGCTTCTGGCATAGCGTTCGGTGATCCGCACCATAGGCATTGATGCCCGTCACGTTCCCATGCAGCGTCTTTAACGGATTGCGGTATATCCGTTGCCTGAGTCCTCTTATGCTTGTGTCCTTTTATCCGTGTACGCGGTAAGGGTGTACGGTTCAGCGCCATTCCTGCTTCATCCTTTCCAGTTCTGCCGGGGTAAGGGTTTCAATATCAAAGCGTTTTGCTTCTTCTACGATGTAGTCGATTAACCGGCTCATGGCTTTCGTATCGTAGACGGATGACCCCTTATAAGCGAATACGAGCCTTTTGCCGTTGGTGTCGTGGTCTACGATTTCCAAAAACCACCCCGTCCTATTGTGCGTCCACATTTGTTCAAACTCTGGAATGTCGTCAAGAGACAGGGATAATTGCAGATACTCTCCAACCTCCCGTATTGCGTGACGGTATACGTCCTCTTTCGTGACGCGGGTCACAATGGCGATTTTATCAGCCAAATGCCACATATACTTATTTGCGTCGTTTGAGCGTTTCTTTTTTGACTTAGCAAGTTCGTAAAACCCCGCAGCAAACTTATAAATAAATCTTCTTGCTTCAGGGATATCCGAGGGGCTGATTTTGATTATGAAATTCAACCCCTCAAGCCTTGGCGCTTCCTTAATTAGCATTGTTCTGCTCCTGGGCGCACTTCACGCATAAAATCTTGCCGTACTTTTCTTTTGATGCAGCAATCAGTTTGTTCACCCCGGTAACTTTCCCCGCGTCGTTCGTGTACGGCGCGATAATTTTATGGCAGCATTCGCATTTAATGTCATCAATGCTTTTAATGGGCGCGGATAAATCAACCTTATCGAGTACGGGTTTTTCGGGCGATATGCGCGGTGCGCCCGATCTCCATGAGTAAATCAAGTCTTTTGTTTTGCTGTTTTGGATATGTAGGTCGCATATATCGCCTGAAGCATCATACTCGATTCTCAACACCTCAAAGTTGTCGTAGCATACTTTTTTGCCGTTTTTTTCATCAATTTTGCACTTGCTTGAAGGGATGAAGATAAACGGCGCGGAATATAATTCTCTGCCGATGCCCCATTTAAACCCGGCGCGTTTGAAAGCGTCCGACGCTCTGCCTTTTTCCTTTTCGGTATACGATTCAACGCCAGCGTCACGCTTCCATATCCATTCATTACCGGCCTTTACGCCAATTGCCCCAAACAAAACGCCGTCAATAAGGCTAAAGTCGTTTTGCCACCCATCGACACCGTAAACCTCGTCCAAAAGGTTTGCGTCCGTCCTTGCCGTTTTGTACAGTAAAAGCGTTATGCCCTTTTCTCCAACGGTGCTTATTCTGACTTCAATTTCGTCTGCTCTCAAAAGCCTAAATTGGTTCATGTGTCCTCCTTAAATTCGACGGGGCAATCTGCGCTCCGTTTTCTCAATTCGTTCTTATCAATATACGTCCCTGTCAGTTTGCAATAACAAGCGTCAAGTATGTGGTTCGTGCCGATATATGTACAATGACGACAGTCTTTGATTCCATCCCAAAACTTGACGCTTATTACTGCTGTACCGGTTGCGTATGTATCAACGCCGTTTTTCATATCGTCGCCGTAACTTTGTAAAGGAAATCCAGATACGTCCTGCCGCATGATTCGCAATAAACGTTCCCGTCTATTTCGTAGTAGTCTTGACCGGCGTAAATTGCTGTATCAATACAATCGTCGCCTTCGCAGAACTTGACGGGCGCATCCTCTGGCGGGGAGAGGGGGCATTCAGGCATGTTGTTCATCGGTATCATCCGTTTCTGGTTCGCCAACAACTTTGTAGCCGAGAACTCTTAAAACGGCGTACACGTCTTTGTTGGACGCGCTTTTCTTTAAGCCGTTTAAAATCGAACTCGTTATCTCGCAGACCGCCAACCATTCGCTTTTGTACCCGAATAAATCAATTGAACAGGCTTCTGCCGCTGTATAGCGGGCGCCGAGTATATCTGTGTCGCCGGTTTTAAAATATTTGCGAGTGAGGCGCATTACTTCGTCAAGGTTTTTGCTTGTTATCTCTTTCACGTTTTCTCTCCTTTCAAATACTGCGGGAATGGCTTCCATATTTTCAGCTTGTCCGTTTTGATACGGGCGTAGATGGTGGTCATGGCTAATCACCCTCCCATATTCCATCAGGGCGCAACTGCGCGAACGCCAAAAGTCCACACAGCGCCCGCTTTGCATTTCCTTCTGTCGGATTCCAATAGTCGGCGTCAACATCATCGCCCAATTTACTTATGGCGTCGCTTAAAGCAGGTATGCTTTCAGCACCCGTCATACCGTATATTGTGCGAATTCCCTTTTCTCCCATCGCGCCGTAAAAATGCTTTGAATAGTTGTACGTGACATTTAACCAAGCCTCGCTTGTTCCTCCCAGGGCATAAGTCCCGCCTCTAATCGTGTGCGGAGAATCAAACTGAATCGTTTCGTTAGAAACCGGTTCGCGCAACGATATGTCATAACTCACGCTTGACACTCACTTTCCGCCTATGTATAATAGGCTTGACAATTTTCTCAGGCCGTCGTCGCTATGTCCGTAGCGGCGGCGATCTTTTTAGCTTTACATATCGCTCCGTATTCGCCCCGTAACCGTCTCACGCAAGCGTCATACCAGCTTTGCCCCGATGTGTACCCGCAGGCTTGAAGCTTGTCCAAAGTGAACCATTCGGCGGTTGATTTCGGTATACGGTAGCACTTCTTAACCGTCACCTTGCTTCTGATGTCTTTTTTGACGCTTGCAAGGCTCTCTGCTGAGTTATTCTGCCGTGCGAGTGAAACGCCATAGTCGAGGTCTGACGGATGCCAGATGCGCTCCAGCGGCTCTCCAAGTACGCCTCCAAGTACATCTGCGATTTTGTGCGCGTCTTTGGGAATGGGATTTGCTTTTCCTTCTGCAAATTTGGATATCATCAGCGGGTCTATGTATTCGATACCCAGCGTGTCGGTAAATGCTTGTCTGTTTGGATATCGTTCTTCGAGGATTTCTCCGAGGCGGTTCATGGCGTCACCGCCCTTCCTCGTAATGCGGCAACATAGCCGATACAACAGCCATCGTCATAAGCGCCTCCCGTGCTTTCTTTGACATAGGCTTGCTTGCCGTCTCGCGCCGCTTCTCTCCGATTCTCAGCTTACGATGGTACACCGTAGGCTTATGCGGCACATGGCGCAAACCGTGGAGGTTGATGAAGCGTGACGCCTTACGCGCTTTCTTGATTGATGTCATGATTGCTCCTTTCTTGTGACTCGTATGGATTGTCCAAACCCCAATCCCACACATTAGCCTGTGACCGCTTATAAGCGTCCCTGAACACGTTGTGACCTGCCTTACCTGAGAACCATAAGTATTCTTTTGGCAGCACCCTCCCTTCGCCATCTGTCGCCCATCGTGTCAGAACATCGGCGGCTAAAGCCTCTAAGTCTCTGCCAAAATCGTCTACCGTGGGATGCTTGGAGGAGTAACCTAGAAACTGCCCCTTGAACGTAACGACGTATTTGACGCTGTGTCCCATGCCGTAGCCGGTTGAATCCACTCTATTCAAAACGCACCACACAACAGCGGCTTGTTCGGCCTGGGATTCGATGCCCCTCGCTTCTCCGTAGATAAGTTTGGCAAGCATCGTCACTTCTGCGGGATCTGGTATGTATTCTTTGGGCGGGTTAAAAACCGCTGATGCGTTGTTGAGTTGTAACAGAATAGCCATTGTGATGATAAAAACTGTTGCGGTGAACAGAAATGCTCTGAACAGGGTTTTTCTAAATCTTTCGCGTCTGTGTTTTTGGTTCACGTTTTACCTCCGAGATTTCCGGCCCATTGCTCCGCCATTGCGCGGGCTAAGTTGGACGGTGTTTTGCTTCTGGCTTTTGCCCTTTCCTTTTGACCGCCCTTTATGTTTCGCATACGCTTCGTGACCGAGCTTTCGCAGTTCGATTGTCACAGCCTGGGATTCTTCGCAAGCAACAAGTATTTTCACGTTTCACCTCCGATAGTTCCGTAACGGGATAGATAAGCTTTGGGGTCGAACTGGTTGTTGCGGTTCATACTCCGAGTTTTGCTAGAAGATCATCAAAATGCTTTGCGGCGGATTCGAGGTTTGAGCGGACTGTCCGCATTCGAGCATACGCGCCGTTGGGTGATAACGCCGCTTCTTCGCAGCACGGCACATCACCGTTTACAAAGGACTCGAGCCTGTCCGCTCTGGCTTCAAGGGCGTGTGCTAACGATTCGATGTTGCCGAGAATCTCTCCGAGACATTCTTCTTTTGCGACGTTGCCGCACGATACCGGGCGATCATTCATGATTCATTCTCCTTTAATTTTTAATAACGTATTTGTGTTGGGTTAAGCGGATATAGGGGTTACGCAATTTCAAGCTTATTTTGAAGCCGCTTATTATAAACCTCGCATATCTCGTCACAGACCTTCGTTCGGCTGCCGACGCGGAGCTTGGCGTCTCTCATGATTTTTATAGGGTGCGTCTGCTCCAACTTGTGGATAAGGTTTTTGCGGTCGTACTTGGTTTCGTACTTTGAAATAAACTCTGACACTCCGCGCAGCATAGCTGAGTTGAAGCTTTGATACGTTCCGCCCCATGCCGCGAGGATGATGTTGAGAGTTTCAAGGTATTTGGGTGCGCCGCGCTTCTTGAAGATGCTGAGCGCGGTTTCAACCGCGTTGATCTGGTTATCTGCCTCGCCGCCGTTGAAGCTGATTTTCAATCCAACCGATTCAGACATTGCGACCATGTTTATAACGTCCTTGTCCTTGCCCTCAAACTCCGCGTTTACTTTGGCATTTGCCTCGACGCGCTTGTTAAGGTCCTGCTGATGCGCAAAGGTTAAGGCTTCGTCCTCGTATGTCATCCCAAAATAAACCTTGCTTCTCACTTCAATGTCTTTGCCTCCGGCCTTCATTTTCCGCGCCGCAAGCGTGTGCTGTCCGTCAAAAATCCAGTAGCACCCATCCCTGAAGGAAAGCTTCGGCTCGTTCGCCTGAGTTTCGTCCCAGTGGTCGGCAATCTGCTGTGCTCTGCGGGGGTTGATAATTCTCTGATATGCCGCTCTCTTTATATCCGCGCTGTTGATAATCATGTACTGCGTTGCAAACTCTTTCACTTAAACATTTCCGTCCTTTCAATCATTTGTTTTGCGGCGTCTGTAATGGCGTCGCTTACTTTTTGCTGGTCGGTGTCGATCGAGTCTCTGTTTCTGTCGATTATGGCGTCCAGCGTTCTCATAAACTCTTTTGAGGTGTTGACAATCTCGCGGACAACATCATCGACGGTGCGCTTTGTTGTAGTTTCAGGGAATAGCTCTTCCGCTGTAAAAGATGCTTTTGGAAGGGTTGTCCTTTCGCCGCGCCTTATCTTCTCAATTGCGGCGGTTCTCTGCGGTGCGGGCAACTGAACGATATTGCTGATATCCTGCTTGACCACGTTTCTTTTCCCGGCAAGGATTTCGCTTTTCAGCGCGGGGTCGGCCTGTCCGATAATGTCAATGCCTTGTGCAAATTTCTCCGCCCGTCTTACGGTGCGTCCGTCAACTCCATATTCTCCGCCGATGCTCCCAGCAGTTCCGTTGCGCTGCTCTCGCCTATTTGGAATGTGGACATTTTGTCCAGTTTCCAACGGCGTGTATTGGTTCCCGGAGTGTTGCCCTGCAAGCTTCTTCTCCGAGCGGTATCTCACGCCGATTAAGTAGTTCCTCTGCTCGTCCGTGATATTCCGCCGCCCCATCTGGTTCTTGCATATCCAAATAACGGCGTCCTCACGGCTGTCGAGGCGTATTTCTTCCGTCAGATACGGCAGGTCATGAGCGGTGCAGATTTCGTATCGGTTATGCCCGTCAAGCAATATGCCGCTCCATGTTTTCAGGCTGTCAAGACATCCGTCCGCTAAGACATTCGCTTCAAGTTGTTCGCGCTCTGTGTATGTAAGTGGTGGTATCAAGGATTTAAATTCAGGGTCAATTTGTAAGTTCATTTTGCCTCCGTTGCTCCGCCCTGACATTTCACAAGATCAGACTCTTTGATTCTCCAATCCCGCGTACCGACCTTTACTGCCGGTATGGACTTGTCCGCTATGCGCCTAAGAATCGTCCTGCGGCAGACGTTAAGCGCCGTTGCCGCCTCCTGCGGACTGTACATTTTCTCTAACACGTTTTAATTTCCTCCCTTCATTTTTGGTAATTTTTGTAGAATTCCACGCTTTGCATAAATAAAGAGTGGACAAACGTGTACAGTAGTGCTATTGTGTTCCTTGTGAGCGAACCTAATAGTGCATTCTAGAGCCTAAAATGTAAGAATTTTTAGGCGTGTACAGTGTTTGTCCATCTGAGTTTATTGTAGTATCTATTGGTGTCTATGTCAAGCGCTTATTGGGTCTATTAGTGCGGTTTAGTTTATTTTTGTTGAATTAACCAGAAAGGGAGCGTGTGTGTTGTGTTTTATGACAGCTTTATCAAGTTGTGCGAGGAAATCGGTATTTCTCCAACGCGGGTTGTGGTGGAATCCGGGCTAAGCAAAGGCAGCTTCACTCGATGGAAAGACGGAGGAGAACCAAGGAATGAGGCGAAAAAAAGAATGGCCGACATTATGGGCATTACCGTACCCGAGCTAATGGCTGGAGAAATAAAAAAACCCGCCATCGAAAATGATGACGGGATAAGTAATGCGGAAGCTGAATTTATTAAAGTATGGCGTCAAGTACCAGAGGACAAGCGGCAGATGCTTCAGGATATGATAATTGCTGATTTAAAAAGCAAAGGGCTTCTATAAAAGCCGTTTCCGGTTCTTCTGATCGTCTAATAGTTTTGACAAGCTCATCGTTCATAAATACCTCGCTTTCTTTAAATAAAAAAACGGCGATATCCGCCATTTGTAACTGACCGCAGTTTAGGCGCTTTAGTTTTGCGTCGCCGAATCTCTCCGGGTTCGCCTATTAACGCTGATTTTATTTTATACGAATTGTAAAACAATGTCAACCGGCGAATAGACAAAAAAGTGCATTCCTATTTTAGACATATGTTCAAAATGTTATCAATTAGCAAAATCTACAAGCGTAAAATAAAACGGTATTTCCTTAAAAAATATACGGAGGTTTTATGGGAAAACGCACGAGGGCGAACGGCCAAGGGACCGCGTACAAACTCCCAAACGGAAAGTACAGGGTGGAAAAAACGATATACCAAAACGGAAGCCCAGTAAAACGATACACTAAATCGGGTTTTAAATTAAAGCGCGACGCTATGGACTATTTAAATAAGCTGAATGCGGGTGCAATAAAAGACACATCAACCGCCACATTTAAAGAGTTGTACGATATATGGAGCGTCCCGCACTATGAGAAGGTTTCAAGCGACACAAGCAACGGATATAAAGCTGCATACAAAAAGTGTGAACCGCTGTGGTTTCGGCAGTTTGCGTCACTGAAAGCCGCAGACCTTCAGGGCGTCGTAGATGCTTGCAAGCAATCACGAAGAACAAAGGCAGATATAAAGAGCCTCATTGCTATACTATATAAGTACGCCATCACAAACGATTATTGCGACAAGGACTATTCTCAGTTTATCAAATTACCCAAAAAAGAGATGTCAAAAAAAGACGCTTTCACAAAAGAGGAAATAGGCAACCTCTGGACAGACTACAACGCCGGGAACGAGTTTGCCGGCTATATTCTTATAATGATATATACCGGTATGCGCTATGGGGAAATCAGCAAACTTACAAGAGAAAACATCGACATAGAAAGCAGATGCATTACCGGAGCCGGTATAAAGTCAGAGGCCGGACGAAAACGGGTAATCCCAATAGCAGACTGTATCTTTAGCATACTCCAAAAACTGTACGATAAAACGGACAAAAAAATTCTTGCAATGCATGAGAAAATCTTTTATAATGACTTTCAACGCACTCTTGAGCGGCTTGGCATCCGCAACTTAAAGCCTCACTGCTGCCGCCACACTACCGGGACGGCTCTTGCGGAACAGAACGTACCGATTGCTGTTATCCTTGCCATCATGGGGCATACTAAATATTCAACCACTTTGGGATATACGCACATCAGCTTGGAGGAACTATTAAAGGCCGTCAACAAAATTCCAAGCAAGCCGAGTGGTAGCGCCGAGTAGTAGCGCGAGTAGTAGTAAACGTAAACACCAAGTGGAATTGAGTAAACTTAACGTGTACACAAACTGTTGCAACGACTAGGTTAATACCACTTTGTCGTCAATTAATTCATGGAGAAGTACCCAAGCTAGATATCCTGTAATTGCAACGATAATTGACGCATAAAGTAGTAGTATAGTAGTAGCTAAAACAAAAAGCCGCAGGAATCAGAATAACTGGCCCTGTGGCTTTCTTGCGGATTTTTCTTGACATTATGACAAAATTATGCAATAAAGGAAATATGATTAAGGTATTGAAAAGAATACCGGCGTTTCTCCTGCTGACGTTCTGCGCGGGGGCTAAGTTCGGAGCACACAGAATGGCTTGGAGGTATTTGATGAAGGGGGATATGAGATGACTTGCCCGAAATGCGGGAACGCTAATGTCCAGGTTCAGATGGTCAGCGAGACGCAGTTAAAAACAAAACACCACAGCATTATATATTGGCTATTAATCGGGTGGTGGTTCCATCTGCTCATGTGGATATTCCTTACCTTGCCGATGCTGATTATCAAAATATTCAGTCCAAAGAAGTATAAGACGAAAACCTTACATAAATCAATGGCTGTTTGCCAATCGTGCGGCCATTCGTGGGGCGTATAAAAAAAGAGAGCCGCAGGAGTCAATTACGACTCCTGCGGCTCTCTTAATTAGGCCAACACTTCGCCGGTTCCCAAATAGCGGGATGGTTACTATGTGCTGGCAGTATAAAGAAGGCTTCCGCGTTACGATAGCCTTGGTCTTATCCTACAGCATGGTAGGTAAGATATGGCGGGTTTTCTTGCGAAGACTTTCGTATTGCCAACTCCACGGACGTCTTTTATTTAACGTCGCTTCTGTCGCCCGACAGCATTAGTCAATAGTGCCGTCTCTAACTATAGCAACGTCGTAACGCCACCATTACAACTTGGCCGGCAAGTTTAATTCACCTATATTATACGCTTTATTTACAATAATCGCAAGAGCTACTTATAGCTCTCCGCCCATTTGCGGTACAAGTCTTTTGCGTATGGGTGAACATCGAGCAGCTTCCATACTGCGGAGGGGTCGCTGTACCCTACGTGATTTTGAATGGTTTCCTTGTACTCTGCGATATCGTCATCTACGAGCCGCGCCTTGAACGCTTTCCACGCAGATTCATCGTGTACCCACATGGAGGGGCAAAGCTTGTGCGTAACGTCGTAGTGCCTGACAATGCGATCAGCATCAATGCTGTATTTTTCCATGAGATACTTGACTAATTCTACGAGCGCGTCAACCGTCTCTTTATCAAAATACCAGGACCTAGACATTGCGGTTTTATCTGCCGTATCGTTATGGCAGCACGTTTCGATACCTATGCTGTTGGCGTTGCGACATTTTGGATGATAGTAACCTTTGTTTGTCCCGCAATGCCATGCTATATTATTATCCTCGACGCTTTGGTATATCTTTGCGCCCTCGCTTTTATGCCCGACAAAGTAATGCGCTGACGCTTCGGCCTTTAAAGACGAATAGTATTTTACGCTGTTAAGCGCACTTGCCACACTGCCGGTATAGTGCACAACTATGTACTCGATTTTTCGGGCGGCCGATTTGGTGTAGTTACCGGTGTGGCACGGATAGGTTTTGTCGAATGTCACACTAATCCCGCCTTTAACTCCAGAGTAGCGGCCTCGATCTTAGCGGTGAGCCATGCATCAAAATCGCCAACAACATCGGGAATAGCCGCTTTGATCTCTGCGCCCATGATTTCAACGGCTTTAAATTTTGCCAGCTCAAACGCTTTCTTTGCGTTCTCCGCGTTCCATTCGCCGGACTTTTTGAGAGAAGATACAAAGGTCTGCATAATCTCTGCTACTGCCGTAACAATAGCGTCGTTGGCCATGTCTATGTACTTTTCCAGTTTTGCGCTGTTGGTCTTTGCTTTGACGTAATTCTTGACCGCGTTCCCTATCCCGATGATAAGCGGAATGAGTATTGCTGAAACAAGGGAGGGGATGACGAGGTTAAGTATTTCTGATGTGGTCATGATTACTCCTTTTAAATATTTACTTTTGAAAACTTTCCCTTGATGTATTCAACGTCATCACCGACTTCTTTAATTTGTTTGGTGAGATCGTCTTTTACGCGGTCAATTTTATCTCCGAGGTCATATTTAACATCCTCGATTTTCTGATCTGCCGCCTTGATGTCACAGTCAAAGCGCTTGTTTGTTTCCTCCTGATTTTTGTTAATCTGCTCTTGCGTCCCAAGAAAACGGCCGACCTTTAGGCCGACCGTAATGATTGATATTAAGAGCACCAAGAATTGTCCCCAACTTAAGATAGACATAAGGTCAATCATCTTTTTTGCCCCTTTCTATGAGCCCGCTAACGGTTGATAGCGCGAATGCCAGCAACACCCCAAAGATGCAGGGCATTGTAATTGATATGTGAAAACTTGGGACGCCGGACGTGAGAAAGTAAAATGTAACCCATGTTATAATCGTGCAAATTACCATTGTCGGGGCGTGATATGTGTCGCCAAAGAATCTCCGGCCTATCCAGAACCCTATCAAAAGAAAAAGGCACTCTCGGGGCCTATTGTTATATAAAGATATAACAACGACCCCGGCAAGCTGCCAAAACTGTGTTATGATTGCAACGACGACATATAAGAACGTTTTACCCCATGATTTTAACCCTTGAAAAATCTGCATATTTTGCGTCCCACCCTTCCGAGACGCTTGTTAAATTTTTCTCTGTCTATTTTTCCAAAAAAGAACCAACTCCACGGCAATTTTATCACCCCATTTCACCACAATATAATAGTAAAGCGACAAGATTATTAACTGGTCTATGTTTCCTATGAGGTATGTAACTAGGTCTGTCTGCATAGTATCGATCCTAAAAAGGCTATACTTTAACCACATAGACGCCTGCTGCACGATGGTAATCACAACAAGCGCCAACATAAAACGAGGAATTGTTGACAACTTTGGGCGGGATACAAATGTCATAATCGCAAACACAACGGTGCTGACAATGAGCGCATATTTCGCCGGGAGAAAAAGCGGAAGCGCGTTTATAGGTATGAAGAAAACGTATTTTTTAATAAGCTCTTTTGCCGGTATCCACGTCATGCATCCGAGCATAATATATGCCTGAATAGTAAGCATGACAGCGTGAAAGACATAATCAATAGCCGAATAATGGTCTGTTCCTATTTCACTATCAAACCATTCCACGCCGCACAACTTCAAGATAACCGCCGCCGCCAGACTTGCAAAAGACAATATAAATGCCAATAGATACAACTTATCCGTTTTCTTCATGCGCCACCTCACCGTTTTTTATTATCATATCTGAACAAAACTTGTTTGAAAAGGGGCAAAATCCTTATTTGAGCATATTTTTATATTGCAATTTGGAATATCGTGGATATAATGTAGATAAAGGGGTGAAAACTTTGAAAAAAATAATAATATTTATCGCGGGCGCAATCTTTGGATTATTGACATTTACGACAGCTAAAGCAATAAGCGAATATCTCTGTAGCGTAGTAGAATATCCGGTTTACATCAACGGTGTGGAGTACTCCAACGAATCCTTGCCTTTACTGAATTATGAGGGCAATACCTACGCCCCAATGAGAGCGTTCTTAGAGTCTGCCGGGTTAGCCGTAGTGTGGGATGACGAAACAAGCTCCGTAATGATCGTGAATGCTTCAAAAGCGCAGACGGTAAGCGAGCATATACCATACACGATAGAAACGCCGGACGGTATTGAGGCAAGCGTAGATGTGGAAAACAATAGATATATTGTGTTCATCAATACGTGGAAAGCCAGATATTTTAATACAGCATATAGCATACATGCCGACATGAATGGAAACTATAACCTCTATAAAGATAACGAAATAATCCTTGGTAATTTAGAAAAAGCCGGGGACAAAATTCTTGGATTTGACTATGACTATTATTGCAATTCTATACTGTCAACTATTACGGGATAGTAACGGCCCTAAGTAAATTACCAGCAGTATCAAGCAGCGACAATGTTCTTGTGGCTGTATTGAAGCTTAAATCTGCTCCAAGCCCTAAAACGTTGGTTGCTGGATTAAAATCATAGGTTCCATACATAGACAACGGGGCCGCTGCGCTTAATACCGTGGTGTTTAATTCAATGCTTGATCCTGATAGTCCGATTCCGGAAGGCGGTGATCCGGCAAAGTCAAGCAGATTGTAAATTGACGCCGTTAAGTTATACCTTATTGTTTTGATTGCTGTTGAGCCGCTAGCGCCTAGCCATAGATTATTTCCGATTGTAGCATCTGCGGTGACCGTAATATCTCCGGCTGTGATGCTGCCACCTGTCATATTAAGGTTTGAGGCCGTCACCGCTCCAGACAGAGACACCTTAAACGGCGCTGATGCATACGCTGCGTTACCGACCCATAGGCCCGTATCCCCGTCAGCTTTGACTATGTTATTTCCGCTGCCAATTGCAAGTTCCCCGGCGAATATGGCGTCACCGCCAAGATATAGGCGCGCTGTCCCTGTTGCGGTATCATACTGGACGTAAAATACAGCCGTATACGATGATGTCAAAGTTGGCTTTAGCTGCATTGTCAGACCTTCGGTTGCATTCATTGTTGTTTTTGATATACTATCAGACCTCTCAGCCACGAATCCATCATCAGGGCCGATAGAGCAGCCGTTGTAAATGTTATTTTTTGCAACGGTTGTTGTTTTTATCTGCGCGATAGTATTGGTAATGTCTCTTTGATAGTCCCCGATTTCAACATACCCAAGCATTCTTTGAAGCGGGTTATATGAGTGCCGGACGATTCTGGATGTTAAATTGAGATTCAACCCTTCGTCGATGACCTTTACCGTATCTCCCAGTTCAAAATGTTCTGCCTGTCCATAACCGGAGTTTATGAAGTTCTTTTCAAACTCAAGCTCCGCCACATTTACGGCATATGTGATTGTGGGATTTCCTGATTCATCTTTGTTTTGATAGTCCTTTGTTACAGTAGCGTCGGATATGTTCTTTCGATATCTGAACTGTGCCCCACGGTCGGCGCCTCTCGTTTTGTACAAAGAAATCTCATATTTACTGAATCCCAGTTCTCCGGCGTAGATAGAGGCGATATTCATTAATACCGCTCTTGCGTTTGTGGATTCATTCATGCTAAAGGTTTCGTTTGCTGTCGTTTCTACGTCTCCAAGCGTAAACGAAGTACCCAGTTCCGTATTAACGTCTAATAACAAAGCGGTCAAAACGGCAGAGGCCAACCCAGTGGCCGTGTACCCGGCTGTGTAAACCACGTCGATAAAATCATAACTGACGTGTTCGCAGTCTGCTGTTACGATAAGCTCTTGGCCCGTTCTGGATTCTACTGTACGCATGATGTTAAAATAATTATCATCTACCTCGACCTTATGCCCGTGATAAACTTCCTCGCCTTTATTGTCTATTGGGGCCGCAAAGGAAAGTGTAAGCTCCTGGTTAATAGCCTCGGTTATTAAAGCGTCTTTTGCGTTTTCCAACCAACATAAAGTTTCGTTTGCCGAATCTAAAATTTTTATCACTATATCCACCGATCCCTGTATTCTACTGTTATATACACCGTTCTTGAGGTTGATCCGTCTTCATAAACTATTGTATTTTCACCTTCAAGCAGGTCAAAAAAGTCTCCCGTAATATTGTTCATGGCGTTTGTTCCGTTTAACGTAACGGTGAACTTGTCCATGTCGATCTTGATTGTGTCCCCGACTTCAAAATCCCCCGTGAATGTGATTTGCTTGACCTGGTACTTTTCGCCTGAGATAAATACATCTCCGACGCCCTCAAATAAAGCTGTTCCGTAAAGCTCTTTTAAGCTATCTACGGATACGCTTCCAACGCCAGACAAAAAAGCAGCGCCGTCAGTTGAAATAGTAAACGTTAGAGTTCCTATTCCTTGCATCAGAATGACCCCTGCGGCCTCTATTACCGAACGCGGGTAAACACTTCCTATACCTTCAAGTAATGCGCTTACAAAATGGTAATTATAGGTCGGCCGGTTAAACGCTGTTAAATTAAACTGTGTTCGATTAAACATAGCATCACCTAAAATCCATTATCCCAAAGTATGCATGCCGCTAAAAAGGGATTATATGCATAATATGTCCCGTCAGAATGCTGATAAACCGTCACAACATCGTCAACGTTCGCGGCTAAATCATCATAAAACACTCCGCTTCCTGTATGCTCCACTCCCGCTGCCGCGCCGTTAATGTATATTCGACAATAAGCAGTTGCCGATTCGCTGCCATACTTTAGTTCCACTGCGGTATAAAAGCGGTATGTGCCGGCTGCTTTTATAGTTAGCGTGTTTGATGAGACGGTATAATCACTATTTTTTGTTACCGACCTTACTGCGCACAAAGCTACCGGGGTTGTCCCTGCCAACAATATGCTGGGAGCGGATGATGGTCCATTGATTTTGCTGTTATTGATTTTAAACGAACTTAATATTCCGTGCATTTTACTACACCGTTATTTCTCTTCCGGAAAAATAATACTTTACAGTATCAGAACCAGAAGCATAACCGCCCACTGTGGCTCCAGCGGACAAAACAACGTCAAGATAAGGAATGGCGATCATTTTATCGGTTGTTGTAAGGGACGCCGACATCGGAAACTCTGAGCCGTTTATTAAAATCGTATATGTCACAGTTGCCGTTGTAACGTTGGAAATAAGAACCGACTTTAAAAATGCGTATGAGCCAGATGCCGCATCAACGGTGTACACGGTAGTTGAACCAGTTGCTACATCAAATGTGCCGTGTCCAAAAATTTTGTTTATATCGGACATTTATATGCCTCCCCACATCGAAGAATTTTCTATATACACTACGCTTTGATTTACTGCATCATGGTCATAGGCCGTATAGTATCGGGCGATACTTGAACCCGCTGCCCATGATGCAGAGGTTCCTTGAAATCCTCTCGTAACGCCGGTTAACGCATCCGCTGTTAATCCCGTATAAAGTATGGTTTCAGCTGCGGAATTAACGCCAATTGTCGCAAGATTCGGTGCAGTTGGAAATACTGAAACATCAGTTACGGATATTGTCGTTTCCGCTGTGGTTATTGCGGAAACAGTGGTTGTCTGGACTGAATTGATTTTAGCCGGATAATATATCAGCATAACGTCACTCCAAATTCACAACGACATCACCACTCAAAAACTTTAATCGGTCGCCGGTGCTGATAGTTTTTGAGACTGTTAATTCGCCGTACCATAATAGATTGCCTGTAGAACTGTCCGCCGCGTTTTTTAGTCCAATATGCGTAATAGTTCCCCAATCAGTAGTAGCTACGGGAAAAGTTACATCAGCGTTATTTGATACTGTTTCAATTCCGCTTATTGCCGCAGGAGCGCCAAAAGTAATCGATTGCCTTAAATACGCCGTGCCTCCGGCACTAGATAATTCAGTTCCCGTATCTGCCTTGCCGGGATTCGATGTATAAAGGGCCATGTAAGCTGTTGCGATTGCCGTCCATTCCGACCCTCTTAACGCGAGGTTTAAATACAAATCGGACAGGTAATTACTGATAACTGCCATAAAATCACTCCCTTAAACTAAAGTTTCTCTTGTTATACTAAAGGTTGATATTGCGCTTAAGCCATCGTTATAAACAAAGAATACCGATGGCGTTGCAGCCGTTCCGGATGAGGATACTGTAATTACATCCCCGGAGGCTGTGACGGTTGCTGTGGTGGTTCTCAATGTCGTGCTGATGGCAAACGGAGGATTGCATAAAAATTGTACTGTACACTCGCCTACTCGGAACAAGTTGGAAAGCCCAACGTCAGAATAAATTTTGCACATGTAATACTTATCCGTTTCATCATCGAAAACCAACTTTTTTTCTGTTTGCCCATTAAGCCAATAGGCGATTTCCCTTGCCTTTGATCGGAGGTTGTCGTAGCTTGTTCCCTTGTACTTTAACGTTAGTTCAATAATGCGTGGTTCATATGTGTTGTCGCCAAAATCATATATCCCGTTTCTTCCCGGGACGGAAATATATTTAGGCGTCATAGTGGGGAGAAGGGGCCTGTTTTCGGTCTTGGAATATATCCCGTAAACGTTGCTGTGTGTTTCGTTGTATGTAAAACCAATCATGCTACCCCTCCCGCCCTTACAGTAGTCGACTGAAGGTTATACAGTTCTTTTGCAACGAGTCGAACGTCGTTATCATCCCTTACAACCAAGCTTGCGATATTGAAGTTGTTTACGATGCCGCTTCCCATTTTATCGTTCGGTATAATCGTGCCGTTTGATTTTGGCACAAAGACTTCAGGACCGCGTTCTCCGACGATATAAGGATCGCCGCCGATGACAGGTCCGCCCGTTGCCTTTCCGCTCATAAAACGCGCTAGTCCGGGATCAATCATGCCTTTGGTCATTGACGGGAAGCCTGTGAATCCGCTTGTGATCCGTGAAGCAAGCCAATCCTTGACCTTCTGAACGCTAAAAGCTTCATCGCCGCCAGTCGCTTCATACCAGTCCTTGATCTCCTGATCCGTAAGCTCACCCATAGAAATGTTAGCGGCTTTTGTAGGCAAGCCAACCGCGCTAAATAATGCCCCAAGCAACTCTAGCCCGGCCTGCCCCATTGCTTCCATGTTTTCTTTTGACGTGATCGCGTCGACAATTCCTGTTATGATATCCGGTATGGCTGTGATGATTTTTAATATAATCTCGGGTATGTTTGTTATTAGCGCGGTAAATAGGTCAACACCGGCTTGGATGATTTTTGTCAAGCTGTCGCCCTTAGTTAAAGTATCTATAATTGAATTAATAATCTGAGGTAAGGCTTCAACTATAGCCAGTATGATTTCATCCATGTTTTCCACCAGAGCGGTCAACAAGTCGATACCGGCCTGTATGATTAATGGAATATTGTCAAGTAGCGTCGTTATGATAGAATCGATGATTTGCGGAAGCTTTGCAAGAATGTTACTTATAATGTCCGGTAAAGCTTCAATCAATGATGTAAACAGCTTTAATCCGGCGTCTATCATTTGCGGAATTGCCTTTGTTAGCGCGTCAAGCAAACTGTTTATAATTTCAGGTATTGCATCAATAATAATGGGTATAGCTTTTAACAGTCCATTTACAAGCCCCTCTATAAAGCTTATTCCGGCTTTCACAAACTCCGGTATGTTGTCAATCAACGTCTGAACGATATCAAGCACAACCTGAACAATCTGAGGTATAAGGGTAGGAAGCTGATCTGAGATTCCGTTTACAAGAGATATTAGAGCCTTTGCGCCAGCATCTATAAATTCTGGTATTTTGTCAAGTATTGCGGTGATTAATTTGGAAATTATATTTGTTCCAGATTTCGTTATTTCTGGAATCTTGGAAATAATTTTACTAACAAATTGTTCAATCAATGGCGCAGCTAACTTTATAAATTCTGGTATAAGCTTTTTTGCTCCGCTTATTAATCCTTTAACTATTCCGGTGCCTGTTTTTACAATTTGCGGAAGATTTTTTTCCAGCATTTCAAAGAAACCTTCCATTGCCTCCTGTATTCTTGATACGAAATCATCTATATCAAGTTCACCGGAGATTAACCCGGAAAATGCGCCAGTTAGCGCGTTAACGGTTGGAAGAACTTTTGTTCCTAACGATACGGCTAGATTTTCTAAATTTAATTGCATTATTCTTTGCTGATTAGCATAACTGTCTGTTGTTTTTGCAAAGTCACCTTGCGCGTCTGATGTTGCTTGCATTATGTAGTTGTATCTTAATGTCACCTGCTCCGCTTGTGTCATAGCGCTATAAGCTTTTGTAATTCCTTCTTTTAGCGCATATGCTTCTAGGTTTGCGACGCTCATGTTGATGCCTAGTTGTTTTAGAGGTTCGGTTTCGCCGGATATTCCAGACTGAAGCTTTGCAAACGCTTCTGCGGGATCAAGATTATAAAATGACGCCATGTCACCGGCAAGTCCAACAAGCGATGACGACATATCCTTTACAGATTCTCCTGTCAAACCTGTAGACTTTAGCATTGCGCCCATTGTTCCGGTGAATTTTTTTGCACTTAGTTCGGACAATCCAAAAGCGGTGGCAGCGCTTTTTGCAAACTCATTTATGGCGTTTGCGCTTTCTCCAAATGTAGTATCAATAACGTTTTGGACTTCCTCTAAGTTGCTTGCGGCCTCAATGCCCTTAGACAGAAAGCCTCCCATTTTGTCTGCGGCTGATCCAATAAGACTTCCTATTTTATTGAGTCCGCTGGTTATAGCATTTGATAAAAGATTTGCCTTTAGTACGTCGCCAAATACGCTTGTTTTTTGCGCCGCATTATTCATATTTTTCGTAAAGTTGTCAAGATTAGCCTCAAGCCGTACTACTAAACTGCCAACATCTTCAGCCGCCATGTTATCACCGCCTATATAAATACCTGATCTGCATATACACCTTCTTCTTTTTGTTCTATGAATTCTGAAAACGGGACAAACTTTTCTCCCATATGCGGAAGCATAGCAATCCACATATCCCATGATTTTGCTTTTGAAAGCCGTTCATTAAGCTTAATAAAAAGCGGCAGGAATTCAGATATGTTCATATCCATGACATAAGACATGTCGTGATAGTTGCTTAATAAAATGTCTGTTACTTCCGCTGCGTCGAGGCAGCAGATTTGAAAAAACCCAGGTCTTTCGGAATCGCCTCATTTATCAATGAAATAAACTCCCCGATGGGAAGGTCTGAAATCTCTTCTTTTGTCCTGCCGTCAAGGTTGGATATAAAAGTTAAAAAGTCATCCTCTGCTTTATAGTAATTTTCAATAACGGAACCGATAAGAGAAGCAATTAATTCTCTTCCGTTAAGGTTTTCACTTTCGCGTTCCTTAAGAACTTCTGACAAAATATCCTTTGCTCCGATTTTGGAAAGTATTTTTGTAAACGGCGCTATGTCCTTTGCTTTAAGCTCTCTCATTATGTATCTCCTTTAAAATGGAGAGAGAGGGTTTCCCCTCTCTCTAAATCGATGTGGTAAATTTAAACGTCTGAGGCGCGGAGAGTTTGTTTCCAGACAAATCCCTAATACCATTACCCATAACAACGCTGTAAGTCGCAGGTGCGGTAAGCGTTGCTGAGTATGTAATAGTTACTATTGAGCTTGTGGCGTCTCCGGCATAAGTAAGTGCTCCGGATACGGTGACTCCTGCCGTTGCCAGGATAACAGTGAAGTTATCAGCCGTTACCGTACTGGACAAAATCTGTTCGCTGAATCTTATTGTAATATTGGTTGTCTGCGTCGCGGTGGTAATGTTTGCAGACGGGTCGGAGCTTGAAAATGTTGGGGCCGTTGAATCTGCCGTCGTACCGTAGACTGAGCTGAACCACGCGGAGCCGATTGCCGCAGTGTAATCCGTCGCGTCCGTCCTTGTTGAGTACTTCCGCCTGCCGTCGTATATCCTGTCAAAGAATTTGGCGTTCAAAGTCGGCGTCTGGAAGCCGCCCTTTGTCTGGTGGTTCATACTGGGCTTCGAAAACATGCCCTTTACGAACCAATAGTACGAATACCCTCCGTTCGTCCGTTTCGCCCTGAACCCGAACGCAACGTTTACCGGGCTGTCCGTGTTTGTTTCTGCCATGACGCCGCCGGTGATGGTATGACCCATGATCGCGGCGTAATCCTCCTGTGAGATATCCGCAATTCCGACGTCCATTTCGATAGGGCCGCTGTCTTCGTCGGCGTCGTACTGCCCGTCGTCCGTATCAAGGATTCTTACTTCTGAATTGGGATTAACGGCGACAGTAATCGCGCCGGTTAAGGCCGCGGGCGTCTGATAGCTTATTCCTGCCGTTGTATCGTAGTTTTCAAGTGCATAATAGAATTTATCTAAGCCTTTAAGAATTTTTTTCATACTTTACCTCCTTTGCTAGAAATCTGGATTTTCCTGATCTTTGCGAAACCGCATGGCGATGTGATGTATTTTTGTGTCTTTTTCAAATAAATCGGGTGAGGATATTCGCTCAAAATCAAGGCTCGCCATAACGTCATTTACAGCCGTTTGATATGTCGATAGACTTGCTTTCCCCCACAAATCTATTTGAAATATAATCTCACTTCCAACTTCCTCTTCGTCCGCATAAAGATTTGCCGTATTGTCAGCCTGAAAGTAACTCAGTCTCGGAAGGTTGTTGAAAGTGTCTGGATAATGAAAATCGAAGCCCTTTAAAGTTGAAAGCGCAGAGGCCGTTTGAAGTGCTGTCAATACGGTTGATTTTAAGTTCTGCATCACTTCGTACCCCTTTTCATTGCGTCCGCAACCATTTTCAAAACCTTTGCCTTATTTTCGGTAAAAGCTGGCAAAAGAAAAGGTTTCGCCGGTGATCTTGACGAGCCGAATTCGACATACGGGGCATATTCAACATTGGTTCCAACTTCCACAACAACGGTATCTTTGGACGAATTAAGGCGCGTTGCAATGCTTGATCTTAATCGCCCGGTATCAACCGGGGCTTTTTGTTTCGCCGATCTCTCCACAACCATACCGGCCTGTAAAAGAGATTGTTCCTGCTCCGTGTAGATTTTCTTTCCCATTGATTTGAATTTGTTTGCCAGCTCTTTTCCGCCCTCTACTTTCATCCAACCACCGGCCTTACTATTGCCTCGATATGGTTCTGATATGGTTCAATCCTTACAATCTCATACGTTTTGTCGTCAATGATTCTTCCGCTTTCTATAGCTGAAGTGGAGGTCTTCAGAAAAAAGATATTTGAGATTCCTGCTGCTGAGATTCCGTAATCCTTGAACGCCAGTTCCCCGTCTAAAACCTGCCTATTGGCTGGCTCCGTCGTTTGAACCGCCGTCCACACCTTAGAAGAAATCCCCTCCGAATCGTAAGTCACATCAGCCGTCGCGGGAGATTGAACGGTGACAGTTCTATCAAGCCGCATCAGAACACCCACTTTTTGTAGGAATCGAGCGCTCCGGCATATTGGGTCATTAGTTCTGCGTCTTTCCAGACATACGTGAGTTTGCCTTGCGTAAGCTGCTTTAAGCCCGTGGAGCCGTTCTGCGCTTCGTTGTAGGAAGAAGCAACCATTGACAAGCACACGTCTATTAAATCGCTGGGGAGGTTTGCAAGCGTGTATCCTGCGGAGTAAATGACCTCTATGTTGTCAATAGGCGCGGTAGGTTCTCCCACCAATCCAACAAGATAGCCGCACCATGTCCAGCCGTCATTTTTAAAGACAATCCCCTTGTCCAAATACGTACTGTCGCTTGTCACATAATCTGTACCCGCAGTCAACGCCGCGCTATCCACCTTAACAGATGTGATAGCATTGACAGGATACTGATTTAAAACAAGCTTTTGCCGTCCTGAACCTTTATGAAATTCGTCGTAAGTGTCGGCTACGAACTTTCTCCCGGTATAACGGGAAATTGCGGAAGAAGCGGCGTTGATCATTCTCTCAATAGATTTGTCCTGAGAATAATCCCACGCATAGTATGAATAGCCCGAGATCGTGACCCCCGCCGTGACCGAGGCCGTAAATGTGATGATTCCTGCATCGTAGTCTACGGTGATAAGCGCTGTTGAAATCGTAGAATCAGCCGTTGTCCCTTCGTAGAACGTCCCTAGGTAATGTTCCGCTAAATCCGTATGATCGAATGTAAACGTGACGCTACCCGTGTCTGCTCCGAGACTTTCAGACGCCACGGTTGCCGTAAGAGTATAAAGACCGAGGGAAAACCGCGCGTCTTTTACTGTTGTTAATGCTTGTGCGATAAGTGACACAGTCATTCCCCCTTAAAGGGGTGATTGCTCACCCCTTCGTTTTTACTTTGCCGGAAGGTTTTTTGCTTCCAGGCTTCACCATCTTGTTATTTATTTTCATACTGCGGGTTCAACGACGCCGTCACCGAGAATACATGCAACCGAAATAGTTGCTGTGATCGTTGTCGCACCTGTGACGGTCGCATAAACCTGAATGTAACGATTCGCCCCGGCAAGGTCTACGGCGAAACCGGTCGCTGTTGCCGTGGTAAGCGATGGAACAACCGTGCTCGTAGCGTTAGCGCTGTCGTAGATGGCAAATGTGGAATTGTCGGAAGAGTCATACACGTAGAATGAGAATTCCTGTGTGTCCGCGCCCGTGCCGCCCTTTGCCTGACCAACAACGTAGGCTGACAAATAACCTTCGCGGTCAATTGTTGTGGTATTCAACGCGGTTGTTCTTCCTGCTGAAACCGCCGTAATCAAGGCACCCTTATAGATGACCTGTTCAATAAGTTTACGTCTCATAATAATTCCTCCTTAAGTTATTTGCTGGGGTTAAGCGTATGGATACTGCCATACAAGGAAGCTCTCCGGATGACGCAGCGCGAAGTCGTGCTTTGATGTAATCTTCATGACAGTTTGGTCGAGAGAGAACGCCGACTGAAGCGAAGACCCATCATACCAAGACGCTTCCTGAGACGCCATAAACTCAAAAGCCATTTCGTCGCCCATCATGAGTTCAGAGAAGTCGCCAAAGAAAATATCAAAGTATGTCGTTCCTGCGGTGGAGTTTGCCGTGGTAATTTGATTTGAGATTTTGAACGGGTATCCGTTCAAGTTCCCGCGATTCATTTCCTCACGGTAGATGTACTGGTTTGTTGTAGTTTTCAGGTTATAAAACGCTTGCCAGATCAAAGCGGGGAATACCCAGCCCGGGGAGGTCATTGGAATGTTCTTGGACATTAAAGATCCGATCATCGTGCCAGGAACGTCCGCCGTAAGCGTTGTTACGCCTGTGGCAACCGAAATGTTCGCGGTGTCAACGGACTTTTTGATTCCAAGCGGCTCGTAGGCTGTTCCCTGCCCGTACATCGCAACGTAATCCATCTTCAAGGCCATTTGCTGCACCATGTCATCTCGAACAATTGCGTCAGCTTCCGGGCTTGAGTTTCTGATAAGGTCGTTGGAAATCGGAACAAGCGTTACCAGCTTCTTGCTGGAAAGCTTGACGTTTCCGAACGTCGGCTGTGACTTCGTCGCGTTCTGATTTTCGCCGACATAATAAGATGTGGCCCCGCCTGTGATCTTCGGAAGGTTCAGGTTGCCACCCGGCATCGGGATTCGCCTCATGCCAAGCTGCATCGCTGCGACTTTTGCAAGCAGAAGCGGAATAATATCCCTTGAATATTGCTCGTTAATCAGGAACCCGCCCTCTGACGGCGTGGTGGCAGACAGTTGCTTTAAAAGCGCCTGTACTTCTTTGTCGTCGCCGTACATGCCCTTGGCAGAGTTCGCGCCGCCGCCGGATGCATAGAACAACGCTTTGTCAGGATCATTCTTAGCGAGCGCAAGGCACTTTACAGCGCGGGTAAATGTAAAGCCCGGTGTTTTCTTTTCCTCGGTTTCTTTCTTTTCAAAGATGTCCGAATATTTGCGCTGAGTTTCTTCGTACTGCGACTGTTTTGCTTCATATTCTTTCTGCTTGGTTTCCGTTTCATCAAGCTTCTTCAGCAAAGGCGCCGTCTGCTCGTCAATAACGGTTTTCATCTCTTCAAGTGTCATTTAAGATTCCTCCTTATGATAAGTGTTAAATTTTTCCGCGAGTAATTTTTTGAATACGTCCATTTCTGGTTCACCGGGCGGCTCCGATGATTTCACGTACTCTATAGCTTCAAGGTCGATTTCCGTTGTTTTTACAACGTCACCTTTTGCACATAAAGAAAGCACCTGCTTTATTTCTGCAAGTGCTGATTTTATTTTTTCTATGTCGGTGTCTTTTTCGGGCGGTTCCATCGGTTCTCCCGGCGAGTTTTCGTCCAAGAATTTTCTTAATCGCTCTCCGCAGCCTTTCATGTTTTCGCATATCTCATTAAGCATGACGCGGTTTTTAGAAGATATGGCCGCGCCGGATTTCTCAACAGGCTCACTTGTATTATTGTCTTCCTTTAACTCAATTTCTTTCAGTTCTTTTTCCATCGCGTCTAAATTCAGCCCCTTTGCTTTTGCGCCTTGAATAAGGCTTCCCGCATTGGCCGGAACGGGTACCACTGACCACTCCAAAAGTTCCCATTTTGTATAATGCTTACCCCATTTGCTACCCTGTACAGGCTCGGATTCGATTCCGTTAAACCCGACACTGGCGGCGTTTAAAAATCCGCCCTCACATAATTTTTTACAATCCTGCGCAAAATCAGTGGGCGCAAATTCAACCTCAGATTCGATAAATTCAGGATATATTGATTCCCTTATTGACTTCCCTATTGGGGGGCTTTGATAATTATGAGCAAACAATACAACAGGATTCGCCCGGTAGTTCGTCAGATCGCATCCCATTGGCTCCATAATGTCTTCGTCCCTGTCCATTGATTTTGTGCTGATTTTAAACACTAAATTTCCTGTTTCGCTTGCCTTGATTTCCATTGGCAATGCTTTATAAATAGCGGACATTGCGTCATCTCCTTTTTGCAAAAATTTATTAAACGCCGGAATCATTGCTGGCTCGGCGACTAGTGCAATTAATTTATAATTGGTTGCGTAGATACTACGCAGGAATATGCGAAACGAGGTCGTTGTATTCGACTTGAGTTATGCGTCCTTTTGTTTTCGCTGTGTCGAGCTGTGCCAGAGTCATCTGCCCTGAGATGACAAGTGGAAGATAAATGTTATACCAGAGTTGTGACATTTTATTTCCTCCTATTCGATTGATAGCATCATAATTGCTACCATCATATCATTTACGGTTACTGCCATTTCTTCAATTGACGGTCTTGCTTTAATAGTTACAGCAACAGAATCAATGTCATACTGCGCTTTTTCCTCGGCGGTCATGTCGCGCATCGTACCGTTATCGTATTTTCTCGGATAGTCCATTATGCATCAATCCCCCTTACTATCATTTTTGTGCCAATTGGCAAGGCTTCTTTTGTCACAAATGATGTTATGGCACTTATGGTCTGACCGTGTATAAGTGTTATTGCGGTATGAGCCGCAGGCGTTCCAGCCGCAGACGTTTTTATTCCGAGACTTGTTATTTTTACATTGTTCTCCAAAACATCGAGCGTGACACAGCACATTGCCGCCGCAGTGTCAGTTGCTCCGCACCATCCATAACTTACTGCCACCTCTGATATTGACGAACAGTAATAGCTATCTGTTGATATTCCGTTTATTCTCGCAAGAATAACGTCGCTCAACGCAACTGCTGGAGCAAAAATCTCATATTCCATGTGTTTGAGATTTAATGCAGTGCCGTTTTCGTCGGTGTTAAACGATATAATTGCCGCCTCTGTTAGCTCGATTGTACGAATTAAGCGCGGTACTTGCGCAGACAATTCGCTAATTTTTTCATTAAGATATAAGTACTCTCGGCTTCTCGTGCTCATAAAATCACCTCACGATACTGCGCGTCCGGTTGCTGTAACGGTATCTCCGGATACGGCGGTTAGGTCTACATACACTTCATGCAGTCCCGTAATGTCGAAGCCCCATAGTTCATTAATTCCAGATGTGGATGTCGCTGCTGTATCAGACGCCGAATACATAATACCTGTAATCGCTCTTTTTGTACCGGACGCCGCTGTTCCGTAAAACGATATGGTTCGCGTTGCCGTCGCCGTTGTTCCAGTTACTTCGACAACTAAATCCCTATACCCTCCGACTACAAACGCCGTTCCTGCGGCGGTTGTTTCCGCCGCGCTTAAAAACGTATGATCTGTAAAACCCTGTTGGTAAATGTTATTCACTCTTGTCCCACCTTTCGTTTATAAGCCTTACTGCGTTTGCGTTGACAACTTCAAAATGTTTGTTTAATGCTTTTCTGAATTCATGCATAATAGCTAAAGCCTCAGCCTGGCATGACTGAAGCTTTAGCATATCAATTTTGTCCATATACCCTCCTATTCTATTGCAGGCAAAATCGTACAGCGACAGTTGACAACTTCTTCTGCGGAGCCTGACGGATCGCCCGGAAACGAAAGACCGTTGCTGAAGGATTCGTCTATTTCAACAACCTCTCCGTTTATTGCCGCATGGCTTTCGCGCTCCCTTCCGTCCATTGAGGTAAGCCATTCCTTCTTTTTTACACCCGCTTCAGAATATGTTTCCTGTGTACCTTTTCCTACTGAGTTATGCGTTTCGGTTCGTGCTATTTTTTCTGCTCTTGAAGTTTTGGCTTCTCCCATTACGGAAAGTACGCGGTTTTTCAACGCAGGTATGCCCTCGCCGCTTTCTATTCCTTCAGAGAGCGTTTTTTGCAGTTTTTCTTTTGTAGTGGTGTTGATATCTTTGACCTGGCCCGCGCCATATGCGCTGATCCAATCTAAAAACTTAGGATTCAAAACGTCAAAGCTGACGCTAAAACCAAATGTATCAATTGCGGCTGTCGCGCCCTCTTTTAAAGATGCAAGCCACAGCGAGGTTAAAAGAGTAAGCAGCGTCGCGTCTTCTTTGGCCCAATCTAAAAGCTCGTCTGGATCGTCCGTTGTAGCTTTGACTGATTTTTCAAGCTTGTTTACAATTCGGTCTTGCTGTGATTGAAAATATCGCTTTAAATTAGAGATAAATGCCTGTTCGTTTTTTGTGGCCGCTTTGTCGAGGATAAGCCACATGCGTTCCTTTTGCTCTGGTAAAAAGGCGCGTTTCATTCGTTTTTCAGGCACGCTCTCCGGCTCTGTTTTAGGCGCCGGCTTCGTTGGCGTGCTTAACGGTGCGGGGACAAAACCGTTTCCGGCATCTGCCAATATTGCCTCTGCCGTTGCCTTGTCGAACATAAATGCGTTCATAATAAGATTAATCGCGGTTTCTCTTGGTATCTGTCCCGTTGCCACCGACATAATGATTTCAAGCAAACTTGATACCTGTGCGCCATTCAATGCGGTATCCGCGACCTTTTCCCCCGCTGGCACAACTTCTTCTTTTTCATTCAAATAAACCGGGGCCATGTTAAGCGGCACATAAAGGGCTTCTCCCTTGTCGCCGATCTGATCATATCCGTTTTCTTGCAACCACTTATTTACTGTCAATGCGCCGTTTTTTAATCCTTCTGTTGCTCGTTTTAATTTAAACTCATCGTCTTCCGGCACTACGTTGTCGTGCTCAAAAATCATTGATGTGTCGAGTTCTGGAATAAGCTGAATATTCAAAACGTCATCAATAAACTTTAGTTCTTTTCGAAGTACGTTCTTTGTATAGAGATAATATGCGGCGTCGATGGTGCTCCTATTTGAGTTCTCTAAAATTCCAAACAGCTCAGGCGGTATTGAAAAATGTTGGTTTGAAGTATCTCTCAGATATTTTCTGGACTCAATAAAGTCCATGTCTTTTTCGGTCTGTTTAAGCATTTGCGCTTTACCGTCAAAATTTAGAAACGCCGTCTTGTGAGAATTGTTGAACCCTCCAAATTTTTGATTCCAACTTTCTTCAGCCCTGTTTATAGCATCTGGATCAGCCCCCGGCATTTGCACCATCATGCTCGGAACGGCATCGTTAAAAAAGAATCTTTTTTGATATTTCGCCATATACTCGTCGGTTTCGATCTCGTCACCGATTCCGTTTGCGCGTCCTATCCCTCTCAGATATGGGTTTGTTACATCAGGCTTTTTGAAGTAGACCATGTCGAACGGCGCTACAGGAATTGATGGCGCTTGCATGTTGCCTTGCGGGTAGATCATAAAATAATCTTGCGTTATGCTTGGTATAGATTGCACCCACCCAGGAGGTACCGGCCATAATTCTGTGACTTTTCCAAGTTTATTTCTCTCTTTAATCCAAAACGCCTCGCCAGAAGGCAGCATAAGATACACCTGCGTTATGTACAAAAGAACATACTCTGTTATTGTTTTATTGGATGTCGGCATTTTTAAAAGTCTTTCAATTGCTGTGTCTTTTATTCTGTCGGATTTTCTTATGTCTTCCTTTTTATAAATCCCATAACTTGATGTTGCTACATCAGAGGCTATCTGATGGATAGGGTTCATTCTCGGGGATTTATTGTAAAGTTCAATCCAATCCTCGGTAGACCGGCGCGGCGGTTCCCCATAGACGGGCGCGAACCTCTGTGCCATTCGTAATAAAGATTGATTCGGCAGGCCGTTGAATGCAGCCTTTGCCGCGCTCAATCTGTCTCTGAATGCAATTTTTTCTGCCATCTTTTCACCCGCCTACTTAATGTAATAGCTCGGTTTTTTCAAGCTTGATATTAATATTTGCAACGCATCCGGTGCGTCATCGTGTGATGCTTTAGGATGATAGTCCTTAATCTGTTTATTAAACGTGGAATTGATCTCGTTAAATAAAACCTTTTGCCCATTAATATCGGGTTCCATTTTCATTATCCTAATATGTTTATTATCGCTCGCGTGCCTGTGTGTAACCGTTCGATAACAGCTTGATTCGTCTGGCATCTTTGCCGCGCATAAAGCCTTTATCAGTTCTGTTTTCAAAAGGTCTTTAAAAAGATTGCTTTCAAGAATAATTTCATCAATCAAAGGATATTCCTGAACAAACCTCACGACCTCGGCCATGATCTGATAAGGGTCATGAAGCGCGAGCCTTCCTTCTTTTATAAAATACCCGCCGTTCATTTCACCGCCGCAAACATAGGCCGTGCTGTCTCCCTTGCCCTCCGACGGGTCAATAGCTAATTTCAAAGATTTGATCTTGTCGGGCCACGACTCCCAATAACGGATGTTTCTAAACTTCATGTTATCGGAGTTTCGCGGTTCGTTTTGATCTTCCTGCCAAAACGAATCTTCTGACTCTTCCCGTTCGAGCATAGTGTTATAGTAAGCGCCCTTATAAGTCATCAGGTCTTCTGGATATTTACCTTCCCACAGCATATTGACGCCTCTGAGCATATCTTCTTTGTGCGAGAGGTAATAATTATAGGCGTCTTCCATACGGTTATCGTTATATAAATCTCTGAATATAAGCCGCCATTCTTCCCATAACTTTTCTCCCTGTTCATCAGGAAATGAGACGACTTTTTTATATAATTTGAATTTCCATGTAGGCTTTTTTATCGTCCTTGCCAAAAGCGAATCTACCGCCAGTAGAGTCCCTACATAAAAATAAATAGTATCGTAATCTCCTAGTTTTAGCATTTCATCAGTGAATGCGCGTTCAAGTTTTTCCTTTAAGCTTTGGGACTCCATAACTTTTTTATCTTCAAGATCATCAAATATCACCAAGTCCGGGCGGCCTTTCTTTTTATTTTTACCCCTGATTCCCGCCGTCCATCCTGTACACTCAACAGTTATGCCGGATGTAGTTTCGATTTCGTGGTCGTTCCACGTTGATAACCAATTTCCGCGAGTTCCTTTTATCGCCCCGAAGTCTTCTATGATTTCAGGGCTTTCAAGCGCTATTTTGACCTTGCCTAAAAAGTTACACGCCGTGTCTTCGTTTGCTGATATAAAAAGTATATATCTAACTTTTTGATAAACCGTTGCCCACGCCGGAACGGCCACGGTCCATATTGTGCTTTTTGCATGGCCTCTAGGTGCTACACGCGCTTCTTTAACTGGAATTTTTGCATTGATAATATCTCTGGCATCGTGAAGCAGCTCGATAGCATAATCGCCAAACTCTCTTTCGAACTGATCCGGCATATATGCCTTGCAAAAGTATTCTGGATAAATCTCCCCAAGCATTCTTCTTAAGCCTCCGGGTCCGGTCGGCGGAAAGCTTGTCAGGACATATTGCGCGTCGTCGCCCCAGTGCTTGTAGGCATATTCGATTAATAGGGCTTTATCCATAATTTCTCCAAATAAAAAGAGCCGCCTAACCCAAAGGTCAGACGGCTCAAGGCTCAAAGTCTGTTGATTGCTACATATGCAGTTAAGTCCGCGTATCCTTCGCTGTTTCTTATGCTGAGTTTATCTGTATAGGTTTTTCCAGCGCTGTATATGGTAACAAATTGTCCGCACTTTTTCCCGGTGCATTTTATTTCATATCTTGCTTCACCGGCGCCGCTCTTGTATTTTAAAAGGCGCTTTCCACAATCCGGACATACAACCCAATCAGCCTGCATATATTTTATCCCTTGCTTTCAACAGACTCTGCAAACATATTTCGCAGATATCACCAACAAACGAATACCAATCAACAAAAGTCGAAAGTACTTCCTTCGCGTCTTTCATCATCGCGCCTTCCATTTCAAATTTTAAGTGAACGGACTGGATCACATGCATTAAAAACAACTGAAAAGTATTCAAGTATTTTTTCTGAATGTCAAGCCTCGGCTGGATGATTTCGTTCCTGATCTGTGACAGCCTTTTAATTGTAAGCTCCGTTTTTAAGTCCTGCTTATACTGCTTGCAAATTGCAGCACCCGAGATACAGAGATTAATAATACAGTTGATTTCATCGACGGTTTTATCGATCAATCCTTTTAGGTGCTCCGTATCGTCAGGAGATGGCTTAACAAGGTTGTCCTTTATAATCTTCAGCGGGTTGAAAGTCTCGAAATCTTTTATCGTTTCTTCAAGATTTTGAATCTTCACGCCTCGTATTAAAGCCCCACCTTCCGTGCAATTAATAACTTCCCCCGTATGAAGCGAAACGTCATACTCAAACGCTTTTAAAAAGCTGTACCACCCGGAATTTGTTTTTACCTTTCCATAATTTCCGTCGACCTCAAAAACGTTTTCGCCCTCCGAGGAAAACGGAACCTCTGTGACGTGTGTTTCTCCGTCTTCTCCATAGGACAGGTCCTGCCCAACCAATACGATCGGATTGCACCCTAAAGCCTCGGCCACCTTAAACGCCATATTAGCAGAAGATAATTTGATTTCAAGCATTCCCCTGTCTATTCCCAGCCATTTAAAATGATCAAAATATCTGTAGACGATTATTTTAGGCCCTGCGTAGGATTCGTACACATGGTTATAAAGAACTGGACATGCCGCCATGTACACGTCTTTTACCTCTTCTCCAAATCCATCGAAGAACTGCTGGACTTCGTGCTCTCTTTCAAGCGAGGTCACCAAATGAGGCTTTACGCCCTCTTTCATGAGATATTTGAAATTTGCGTCACAGGATATGATTAAACCCTTATCCTCTAATCCCTTGAGTAAATGAACGTTTTTCTTAAGGCTTGGACCCGCTGCAACGATTACCGCGGGCTTACCCTCAAACTTACTGTATAACTGGTTGATCCCCGGATTGTCTGCAATCTCCTTGATATTATCAAGCATATTTTCCAAGCCTATCAAAGAGTCCTCCGGGCAGTTGCCAAAGTTCTGTATCCCGTGGTACATGGATTCAAACAAAACATTGAGAGCGGATATGTAGTATTGTCTGCCGTCCCTCATGGCCGGGTATAAAAATACCGGCTGCGTTGCGCCGCACATCAACAATTCCTGAATATGCTCTGAAAAGTGTTTTCTTAATATCGGGTACAGGTTTTGAACCGGTATTCCAACGAAAAGATAAACATTTGGATTTTTTATGATCTGCCCTAAATCCGTCGTGTTCATGGCGCACTGAAACAACTCAGGATCGCGCTCTATAATGATAATTGCCTGAGATTTATGCTCTTTAGCTTTATGCTGCATCCAGTACAACACTTCGTAACCCAAGCCCATGCCCAAGAAAACAGGAACCTTGACGTTATCCAGCTCGAGACCTTTAAACTGTTCCTCGCAATATTCCATCAGATTTCCGACGTAGTAAAACTGGTTATCAACAACGACGTTTGGCAAGCAGTTGTCCATTTGTACAATTTTATATTTTTCGATGCTCACCAACGACATAAGCATCGCCAGTTCCGGATATCTGCTTTGCAATGCCTCAAGATTGTTTTTATAAATGTTTGGGTCAAGATTCATATTTCCTCCAGCGTTTCTTTTATTTCCTCCACGTTTAAAAACCAAGGGTTGTTGCCACTGTCGATTAATGTATCTCCTGCGTATTGACCCATAGTTTCGTGAATTTTTTCACCCTCTCGGACGCCGACGATTTTATGCGGCAACCCAAAGGCTTTGGCTACATCCGTTATTCGAACGCTCGGCAAGGTTGGAATAAAAATTTCTCCTCCGGTCATGCTTTTTAAACTATTGTCAACAAACGTCACGACGTCGCTCATCAGAAACCAGAACCTTGTCATCCTCTCATCCGTAACAGGAAGTTCTTTTTCTCCGGCCTCAATCAGCTTTTTCCATCGCGGAACAATACTCCCGGCGCTTCCGACAACATTGCCGTACCGACAGACAGAAAATTTTATATCGTCATCCGCCGCGTATTTGTTGGCATTGATCCACAATTTTTCAGCGAGAGCCTTGGATGCCCCGTAGGTATTAATAGGAGCGACGGCCTTGTCGGTCGAGATAAATAAACACCTTGATACTTTTCGCTCAATGCAAGCGTCTATGACGTTCTGCGTCCCCTGTACGTTCGTTCTCATGGCCTCAGACGGGTTATACTCGCAGCTCTCTAAATCTTTGATAGCAGCCGCGTGGATCACGATATCGACGTCCTTAAAGGCCCTTGTTAACCTATCTCTGTCCCGAATGTCGCCAATAAAATAACGAACCCAAGGCTCATTGAGTTCGTCTTTCAGGTTTTTTTGTTTCAGCCAATCCCTAGAGAATATAATGAGTTTCTTTGGCGGGCAGTTTCTGAGGTGCTTTGCAAATGCCGTACCGAATGATCCCGTCCCGCCTGTGATAAGAATTGTTTTGTCTTTATATGGATTCGGCCTGTAATTGTCGGGTGTGGGTTTATCCGGGCAGCATTGATGATCTATTCCATTGCAACCGGTCATAGCAAATCTGATGCACTCGCTTGTGTAAGGGCAGCTATCTCCGATATTCATATGTTTTCCTCTTTTTCGAACTTAACGACAGTATCTGTAATCGCGTTCTCAAAGCCTTCCGGCTTAACGAGTTCCGTTTCGGTATCAATTCGTTCAACCGACATGTTGTAAAAGCGTACATTCGCGTCCTGCGTGTGCGCATCGATCTTAATATCAATTAGCCCTCTGATGCGTTCGCCGTTAATATAAAGCTTCCCTATTCCAAATTGACGGTCCTGTGTGTATACAATAGATGGCGTATAGTCGAGTTCAAATTTTTCTTTTTTCATAATACCTCCGACAGCTGCTCCGGAGTCCGGGCGAATGGCCCCGCGTCTAGTCCGGTTGAGTCTGAAAGTTTGTAATGCCATTCGATAATGCTGGGTTCATACTCTAAAAATAAAGAGAAATCCGTCGTATGATCGCTGATTCCGCAATGAAGCTGATGCCCCGTAAAGTTTGTGACATAATCATTGAACTCTGCTGGATATTTAGATACGCAACAAAGCGCTCTATCAAAATCAGAAATACAAGCCTCTACTTGTAGCCATTTTGTTGCAGGATTAATGTTCTCGGCGCTTATAATCACTGGCACTTTGCGCGGCACTTCACCGATTAACCAATCGAGCTTTCGGTTGTTGGCGATTTTTACGAAGCAAGGGTTAAAGCCCAAAAGAAAATCCAGGGAGTTTTTATCAAACACACTGGACGTCACTTTATAGCCCAAGGCCGTTCCGTAAGTATAGGCAAACTCAAAGCATTCCGGCAAGAGCGGGATATTGTCGCCAGCCTTCTCAAACAACTGCCATTTAATAATGACCTCATGCTTTCCGGTGTCCACGGCTTTGAGTTTATCATACATAAGCTGTATATAATTGGTATCGTTGCGACAAGTATTTCCGCTGCCCGCGTCAAGTATTATTTTTGACATTGTTTTTTCTCCTTTAATTTTTTATATATTGCGACAGGCGATAAAATAATTACCAGAAAAATAATAATCGGCCACAGCAAGAACACAGTAATTGCTTCATGAAGTTTGCCTATTTTTGCAAAGTACATAACCGAAAACACAGCGCTGATTATTATATATATCCAGATCATTTTTTTAATCCCCTTATAACGTCCTTGACAGGCGTATCCCATCCGTCAGGCAAAAGATCAATATAGGCATCCTTTTCGTTGGATGTATGAAAGGTTGTTTGAGGGTATCTCTTTGCCCGTCCCTCGCGGATGTACTTCCACGTTTTCATAAACAGGTCTTCTACGCACTCTGAAAGTTTATCGTAGAAGGTTCTCAAAGTATCTGTGTCGTAGTCAAACTTTAAATATCTTTGAGCGATGATATCCCCCGTATCGATCCCCTCGTCCATGAAGTGGATTGTCACTCCTTTAGGCGTCCCGTCGACGAATGAGTGTAAATTAGGGTCTGCCCCCCGATTCCACGGAAGATATGAAATGTGCAAATTAATAGCCCGGTCCCTGAACTTATCAAGGACGGGCTTTTTAAGTATGTGCCGATATCCATATGAGACAATGAAATCCGCGTCTGAGTCCTCAACCGATTCCATTGTCATATGTACAATCTCACCCTGAGATATGAGAAAGTCGTAAATCGCTTGGCTCTCACTGAGCAGTAGTATTTTCATATATGTAGTCCCCTCTGTTGAAATTCAAATATATAGAATCGTAGTATTTTCCGCGCCAGTATTTGCGTCCGGTTAATATAGTTATTTCTTTTTTTATTTTAATTCGCTCGTCATTTACTTCTTTCCATTGCGATATATGAGAATTGCACGCATAAACTTCGGCATAAAGGTTTTCTAGGTTTAACTCAAAAAAGCCTTTTTCAAGCACCATAAGAAACGCTGGGCCAAATTTATCCCATTTATCCGGAGCTAACAGTAAACTGATTTCAGCGTTCCGGTTTTCCAAAGATATATTCTCAAGTCCAACCATGCCAATAAATTCTTCATATTCATCTAATGCGGTTTTATACGTATTCCACACGCCCCAATACCGCGCCCGTGCGTTGCGGTCACACACGACGTTGATGTAAAAATCCTCCTGCATCTCTTCCGTTAAAAGAAAAGGTGTACGGAGGATTTCAAGTTGCTCGTTGCGCCATAGCCGTATCTGTTCGCAATCGGCCATTGAAAGTACCCGTAATTCCATTGTTATATCTCCTTTTTGTGTATATTGTCGGTTCTCAAAAGTGTTTTCCCCGAGAATTTTTTGTCTCGACTGTGCATATTACACAAATTTATCCCCATTTACAACGTATGGCATCTCTTCTCCATGCCCGCAGCAAGCGGAAATCACACCAGTTACATGCCCAAGGCAAGCGTCATACCCTTCGGGTGTCGGGATTCTACCGCAGCGTTTACATGGTCGTTCGATACTTGCCGGTTGTAAATCGTCCGCATACAGCCATTTATCTATGTAGATTATCATGTGTCCTCTTTGATGTGATGTAACCATAACGGCCCCTTTTGTTTTGTAGAAATAGGTGCGGGGGTTACCGCCGCACCCACCAAAATGGATAGGAGAAAAACACTCCCCACACCCTAGCGATAGTTTACATCCCTGTTATGTTGCGCACCATCAACGCATACTTATTCATTTAACATTGCATAGACATTGAACAAAATATTATTTTTGTTGCGTTTGTGTTTATAAAAAACCTAGCATTTGCAACGCTTACAGCGATTGAACAAAATATTATTGTAATGCATATATATCCACACAATATATGGTATACTATTCACCCACAAACGCACGGCATAGCGGCAAATAGTGAATATATTATGCATAATAGTTATGTATACTCTTCCATATATTTCCGTTGTTTTTACAACAGCTTTTTGTTGCGTGCAGAAAAGCACGTTTTTTACCTTTATCCCTTTATTCTTTCTCCGCTGTTAATCTTCGCTTGGCTACATCAATTTGCGCCGCAATCTCTTCAGGCGTTAGTCTTTCAGATGTATCGTTACCTTTGATCTGTATTACATCTGTCCATCCAAAGTTCTTTAACGCAAATATAGTTGTCGCCGGGTGAATCTCACCTTTTGCCCCGCCGTTCTCATAATAATGCTCAACCATGAGTTTAGCCTGCTCTATGATAGGTGCAAAATCGTCTTTGTTCTGATAGTTAATAAGCGAATGTCTTGTAGTAAATCCTAATGCTAATGCTAGTCCTGTTACTGTCGGACGTTCCTTGAGCTTCATTATAGGCTTGCCCTCATGGTCGAACTTCTGTACCCATTGCTTTTGCTTGCTTTCGCCTATATATTCCTCGCGCCAGTCTTCTTCCCAACATGACTCAAAGTATTTATCTATAAGTACAGTAAGCTCGGAAGGGTCTTTATATTTTGGCGTCTTTCCCGGTCCAGGTATCGGCATTGGCATATTGTTCACCTCACATGTTAATGATTTTTCTTAATTCCTTTGTTGATATTTCAATCTTTTCATATTCCACAAGCTTTGATAAGCACCGCGATATATACTCCGAACTTTTTAAGCAATTGTGGCAGTTTTTGGATAGCCTTTTCTCTTCGTCTGGATCGTCCCCGTATCTAGCAACACTTGATGCGTCGCACATCTGCATGAGTCTTATGTGGATTTTGCAGCTTTTGCACGGACTCATATCGCTTAGTTTTTCGTCATCAAATAAAGTTCCTAATTTGAACGCTTTGTTAAATGCGCATGCATTATTATATGCATCTCCCATCATGGCACCTCTTTCAGCCAAGCCAGCACGATCTTATCCTCAACTTCTTCACATACCGGGCATAACCCATCAGGATAACCTAAGCTGTGGAAGAGTGGCATCTTGTAGAGCGGAGTGATGTAGTGCTGTTTTTCAACAAACTCTATACCGTCCCGCAAAACAATGCCGTCATCCATATAGTTTCTCTCGTCGGTTGACGCATATCGATAATAAGCGTGTTCACACTTTGGCCGGACCTTTACGCCGTAATGTTTTGCCCGTTCCCTATATACTTTAAGTATACCATCAAGCTTTTTCAGCTGTTCCCTTACAACTGCAGCTGATAGCTCTGTCATTCTAAGATTCATACCGACAAGCGAATACAGATAATGCTCTTCTGGCAGTTCTCCCTGCCTGTGCATATCGTTTGTGACGGCTTCTGCATGGTTCATCAGCAGCCTGAGCTTATCCGCCAAATCATCATTATTCGTCACCACTATGCCGCCCTCGCCGCACTGTATGTGCTTGTGGCGATTCAGGGAGTACACCCCGATATCACCCAGCGTCCCGGCGTAGCGTCCATTATACGTCGCACCAATGGCCTGTGCAGCGTCCTCAATGACATAGATTTTGTGTCCGTACTTTTTGCCGTATCTGTCGGCTATCTCGTTTATAGCGTCGGCGTCGTATGGCTGGCCGAATAAATCAACGACAATAATTGCCCTTGTCTTTTCGGTGATCTTTGATTCAACGCTTGCCGGATCAAGACAAAAATAATCAGGCTCGATATCCGCAAAAACGGGTTTAGCCCTGAAATGAAGCGGAATTGAAGCAGAACAAGTCATACTGTATGGAGTAACTATAACTTCAGGCAAAGTGATATCAACTAAATCTTCTAACGTATTCCCCATATTAGTGTCGTAAAAGTATTTATCAGCTTCGTATGGCGTCAATCCTATTGCCGCGCAAGCCATCCACAAACCGGATGTTGCCGAATTACAGGCTATGGCGTGTTTGACGCTAAAATATTCAGCCCATTCTTTTTCAAGCGCCTTAATCTCCGGGCCTCCATAAAAGTTGTCTGACCAATTTCCCTGATATTCACTCAATATACCGCTGTCCATCACCCGGAGTACGGCATCGCGTTCTTCTTTACCGATCATTATTATTTTCCTCCGAAATTGCCTTATCCTGATTAAGCGGCTTTCCATAAAATTCTATCCATTTATCATGCGGCAATATTTGCAATTTTCTTTCTTTTTGTGCTGGGTTAACTGTTTGAATTATGCGCATTAACATTGCTTCATTAAGTAAAAATGTTTCGTTATCACGATCATATTTTAAAAGCAGCCCTCTGTGTCGTTGCGAAAACATCTCATAAATCTGTATTGCAGCATTATATTTTTGGCATTCGTCACATGTTTGCGCTATTACCCCAATTTTGATTGAGTTTTTATTGTCACAACCGGTTTTTTTAAATAGATTTTTGAATTCCATTATTATTTTCCTTTCATCAATTCAAGGCACTTCTCCAGCGCCGCAAGCGCGTGTTCTCCTGTGCATTTTATCGGTTCTTTCCCTTGTAGGAAGTTATAAGCGTTTTCTATGACGTGATAGTGCGATTTATCGTAATACCACCATACCGGTTCAGCTCCGATTCTAGATTCTTCAAAATGCTTCCCGTTCTCGAAATCGACTTCTATTTGCCAAACTCTCTTGTTTAAAGTTGCTTCGCTTATTAAATATCGACGGCAACCAATCATATTAAAGAAATCAATTGCGTGCGTTGCGGTATGCAGCCATCCTCGGTTAAAGACGCACCGTCCATATGTAGGTTTTCCATATTCTTTCAGCCTGTCATAGTATGGTAGGAAACGGCGAGTATAATTCACCATCAACGGTATGTTTTTTTGCTTGTATAGCTCAACAGTTTCCCGCGCCTGATCGAGTTCGGCGCACAGTGGTTTTTCCGCAATGACCAATTTTGGCGGTTGTTCGGCAAGCTGCTTTAATGTTTCGTAATGCTGGTCATCGTTTGTTGCGATAACTGCTATATCAATTTGACGATTTTTCAATGTGTGAGTAATTTCGTGAGTCCAACACACTTTCCACAAATACGCCGCTTCTTGCGCTTTTTTTATGTCTTTGTCGTAAAATACTATATCATTAAAACCGCCGTGAAATTTAAAAGCATGAGCATAGCTAATTATTTTGCTTTCATTTTCACTGCCGTGAATGTCGGAAAAAGCTCCTTGACCGCCGCAGCCGATAACCAATACATTATACATTGTTCTGTCCTTCTGTTATTGAGTGCTTCCATCGTTTCCCTTGAACAATCAGCCCGATATTTGACGTTGATGTATTAAACATTTCCGCTATTTTAGCGTGACTCAAACCGCGCTTTTCTTTAATTTGCCTTATTTCTAAAACTTGGCTCTCGGTTAATTTTGCCATACCATCCAGTTCGCCTTTTGTTATAAACTTTCTGCCTTTATTGCACATATCTTTCATATTATCCGCTTGTGTTCCGATAAAAAGGTGATCTGAATTAACGCACATTTTGTTATCACATTTATGGCAGACAATCATTCCCTCTGGAATCGGCCCGTTATATTTTTCAAACATTGTATGGCTTATTCTTTTTCCTTTATAGTTTACCTTGTGGCGCGGATAGCCGCCATTACTTGGCGAATGGCTCGTACAATTCCAGCAACCATTTTTGTCTACATCCCAGGTTATTTCCTTTAATCTATAGTATGATTTCCCTTTTTCAAACGGCATTAATAAAACCTCCTAACAGATTTTAAGCATAGGAAAAGAGACTGCAGTTAGGTACAGTCTCTTTTTACGTCTGGCCGGACAACCTATATTTACTTTTTTGGTCTGCCCCTCTTTAGTGGCTGACTCGATACATTTTGCACCTCATTATTATTTGTTGTTTTTACAACGGAATCGTAATATTTCTGAAGCTCTTGAAAATAATCTTTTCGTTTAATCTCAGAAACCTTTTTGTACATATCAGGGTATGCGTCTATAATCCCTATAACCTCCGCGCAGGTCAATTCAAGGTTGTAACCTTGGCCCTCAAAAGAATATAAAAACCTGATAAGCTCCAAATCCTCCGGCGTGTCAAGCGTGACCTCAATGTCCGGTCTTTTTAGTTCAGGCGGAGCCGTCCAATGCAGTATTTTATAGTTTTTGCTGCTTTTGGGGTTCAGATAAATCCAAGTCGAGCAATGTTGTCGATCTATCGGGTTGTCAATTTCTGCGTTAACTTTCTCCAGTGTTGCAGTGCTGAATATTCTTATGTCGTATCCCCTTGGAAATTCTCTGCGCTTGATATTGGTTATCATGTCGTATGACATATCGTAAGATTTTAAAAGATGATTTATATGATTCCAGTCGATTAACGGGCAGTCCGCCGTGATCTCAACAATTAGCTCGACATTGAAAGTCTTTGCTGTATCTAGCACTCTCAATAAAACGTCTTCTTCGCTGCCCCTGTAGCAATGGCACCCTAACGTCTCACAAAGCTCTACAATCGCATTATCCACTTCGTTTGTGGTTGTGGCTACAATCACGTCGTCAACGCTAGACGCTCTGCAGCGCTCTATGACGCGCTGTAGAGCGGGTTTGCCGTTGATATCTATAAGAGCTTTGCCGGGTAGTCGGGTGGAGGATTGACGGGCTTGGATTATACATGCAGCTTTCATGGCTTTGCCCCTTGCAATACGGCTTTCGTTTCCGCCATATTTACAGCCTTTGCAATCTCAGGCTTATTTTCTTCTTTAAAAGTAAAAGTTACGTCCGTTGATATGTCAAAGGCTCCGATATTTATTAGTTTTAAGCAAACCTCTTCCCCGTTTTCTTTTTCGAGGTAGAAGCACAGTTCCGCTAAATCCGGCCTTGGAATTTCATGCGGATTATTTAAAACATCTAGCAAGTCTTGAATCGTTTTCATATCAGCAACTCCTTATTGTTTTGTATAAATTCTTCGTATATCCTGTGATATTCCGCGCTCTCCAAAATCCACGGCGCGTCTTGCCATTGGTTATAAGAATAATGCGCCGCAGCGCCGCGCTCGGCCCATTCTGCTAAAGTCTGAGGCTCTTGATAACCATATTCTTTGCATAGATCGGCCATTTTTGTGTCTGGTAAAGGCTGGTAGAACGTTGTTGATATGTAAAAGTTCGGATTGATTGATTTAATCTTTTTGATATATTCAACGGTTTTCCGTATATCGTTCGGCGTTTCGCCCGGCGTTCCGAATATCACGCCAGAAACCATTTTAACAGGGTGATGCGCCAATATCTCTGCACATTCACGATATTTCTCTAAATGGTTTTTACCCTTATTCATGCGCTCCACAACAGAAGGCGAACCGCTTTCTAAACCGATAGTGATTTGCGTCAAACCGCCGTTGATAATTTGGCTTAATGTATATGGGTCAATTCTGCATATTTCATCAGCGCGGCTGTCGGCTATCCATTTTAGGCCGTGTTTTTTCATAATCTTAGATATCTGCAACGCTCGATCCGGCTTAGTGAAAAGTGTGGCATCAAACATCACACATTCTTTGAATGGATAAAGCGTCATCAGGTTGTCGATATCTCTCTCAACCTTATCCATTGGAATAAACACAAGTTCTCGGCGCGTTTTCTGAGCACAGAAGTGGCACTGCCCGGGGCAGCTGTACGACGATATGTAAATAAATCGTTTCGTATCGGGATTGATATAGTCCTTAACGTTTATTGCGTGCCACGGCATATCGTATTCGCCGCGTTCGGCGTATCCTATCCACACGTCATCTATGTAAGGGTTTGCAATGCATTGCGCCTTAAATGCAGTCGCATGCGGGCCACCTAGAATAATTCTTTTTCTAGGATATTCGGATTTTATCATTATCGCCATGCGGTACATATCCGTGATCTGAAACCCAGTATAAGCCGAGAACATCACCTCGTCGTATGGCTCCGTGTCGGCAGCTTTCAAACGCGTTATGCGCTCGTCGTGTATCTTAATGTCGTGACCGTCTGCCAGTAGCCGCGCCGCCACACATAGAGCCGATATGGGCATATAGTGAAAATCTTTGTGCGGTTCAAGTCTTGGATAAACGATTAATATTTTCATGCTCTGCCTCCAAATATTTGATTATTCTATTTTCGTAAGTCTGCTTCATATAGTCATGGTCAAAAAAGCATTCCGACCTTGGTTTGACTGCGATATCCCCGCCGAATCCCCGCTTGAATAGCGATATGTTTCTTTCTTTCTCTGTCGGTTGGCAAAATAGAGAATTATATACTTGTTCGCCCATTTCATAGTGATGAATGTTTTTTTGCTTTAATATTTCAAAAGCAACAGACTGTAGGTAATGGCTTACATTTAATTCCTTGAACTTTTCAAAAGTCCCGGACATAAAGTAATACGCTTCATTCTCATAATGTAAAATATAGATATATCCCACTGTCTCGTCTCCGCTTATGGCCTTTAAAAGCGTTCCATATCCCATGCCAATCCATTTCCAGAGATAAAAGAAGGCCATGTTTGGCCGCGTCTGCTTTCCGGCGATATCAAAATAGTCACGCCTAAAGCGGTTTGTTTCCGAGAGGCGCGTTATAATTTTGTATTTAAGATTCTTATGCCCTATTTTTATTGCCGCTTTATGCCCCTTTGTCGGCTTTATATCAAACGTGTCAACAACACATGTGTATCCCGAAATATTCAAATAACCTTTTATCTGGTTGTCCGCTTGAATGCGCTTTATGCCGTGCTCTTTTGCCAGTTCAGAAACACGCTGCAAAACGTCTTTGCGATCCGGCAGATAAGGTGAATAAAATTCTTGCCCCACTTGAAGCAATGGGATGTATTCACCCATAAAAAATGAACGGTCTATATATCCCGTTCCGTCATGCAACAAATAATTTGTCCATTCTTCTGTTTTCCAAAAATTCATATCATCACCCAAAAGGAAAAGCGCCCTATACTCCATAGAGGCGCTCTTTCCGTGTGTCGACGCTATTTCGACGTCATTTTAGCAATTTCATAATATCATAGCTAAACGGCTCTTGTATGCAGACTTTTTACTTCCGGTTATTTGTTATATGTTCCGAGCACTTGCCGATCGATTCTATCCTCAACGCGGCGGTTCATCCACATTAAAGCTTCTTCGATATGCGTCAGGGCGCAGGCGTTTTCCCGCGAAGCAAAGTCGCCTTTTTGGAACTGTTGCAAACGGTGTCGAACGATCTCGAGTAAGTCCGCGTCAAGTGCGCCATGCTGCGAATCCTGCTCTTTGCGCGGACCTTTCTGAAATTGGATTTCTACCACTATTTCAGATGGCCATTCGGGATTTTCTGCAGTCTTAGAAATCTGGTATTTGTGGTATGCGTTTCCCGGCCCGGTCTCGCCGATTGCGTGTATTTTGTTTAGTTTTTCGCGCTTTTGAATTGTTGATAGTTCCATAATTATTCTCCTTATTTTCTATTTCGGCGACGGCTTGTTTTAGCCATCTTTGCCTTGTTTTTGCATGGCTTCTTTTGCTGAGTCTTTGCCCAGTTTACCAGAGGCGTGTCGGATGTCATGTCTGCCATCGCCTTTTGCTTATCGGCTTCCGCCTCTTTGATTATGCGATTCGCTTCCGCTTCGTGTTCTTTTGGAACGAGTGTAAACCCGAGCATTTCTGCCTCTTCTGGCGTCAGACCGTTGCGAAGTCTGATTAATTCTCCAGTATCAACATTCATTTATTTTTACCTTTCAACGTATTTTTAGGCTTGCGCTTTACGCGCGGCAGACGCTTCAATCCATCAGCCCATAATAACTCGCCACCATTCGTATAAACTCGCCGTGCCATTGTGCCGCCGTCCTCCACGCGCACGGTACCGTTAGTGCGGCTCCGGCAAGCGTGTGCGTCCCGTCCCACAAAACAAGCTTGATAATCTTAAGCCTGTCCCGTCCGTTGTTGTAATGCTCCGTCGTTTCTATCGCCCTTCTGACGGCCTCGTACTCTCTCTGTGAGGTAGAGGGCAATTCCCTTATCGCTACGCTTTCTGTTGTCCTGGACGCTTGAGGGCTTCCCCGTTCGCCTGAATAGCTTGATATCGCGTTTGGTGTATGTAAATCGCCGTGTCGCTCCTTTAGTTGTGGATATCTGCGTATCATTCCCTTTGCGTATGTCCACCAATCGTATCTAGGTTTGCTCATTGCTCACCTCCCGCGTTCATTCTCTGCCGTCTGCGTGAATGTCAACACTGTTTGTTTTCTTTGCTAGTCTCTGGATGCGTCAGATGGTTTGAGCGTTCCTAGGGGCTTGTAGGGTGTTCAGGTGCGATGCTTAATGATGCTGTCAAATCTTTAAAAATAATCGCATAAACAGGAAACGCGCCGTTTTCGTTTTCGTTAACAAAAGTGTAGCATCCGTCCGGCCATTCACTCATTCCAAACCTATATGCGCACCATCCTTCTGACACATCCGCTATTGTTGGTTCTCTCAATGGCGCGATCTCTCTCCCATAGAGTCTATATCCCGTAAACTTGTGCTCGTATTCTCCCTTGCAAATTTCAACAACTTTTTCTTTTGTAAACTTTTTTGCGTTAGCTACAAATATATCCGAACTTCCAGAGCTATAACCAAACGTCATGTAATCAAACTTTGCCACCGTTTACCTCCTTCTCACACATAACACACACTTGCCGTCCTTCTCCGCAGTAGCGGCCACAGCAGACACAGTAGAGGTCATTCATCTGTGTGCGCCTCCTGTTGTATTCCCCATGCGTCAGAATCGTCGATGCGCTCAAGATTTCGCAAGTAGTCAATCGTTTCTTGTCTGGTTTCAAGCACAGACGTTTCTTCAACGACTTTCCATGCGCTTTTCATACCCGTTCCCCTTTTATCGATGAGCGCTTGCCCTTTGCCTCTCGTCTGTATACCTCCTGGTGTTCCTCTGACAAATTGCATGGGAAGCTAAATATTTCAGATTGCGCCACCGGGCGAAGCGTCGTGAAACATTTGTAAGCATCGTTCCAGTAGCAAAGCCACGGAGTCCCCTCAATTAGTCTACACTGGAATGCCTTTGTTCTCGTTTCATCCAAGAATATAAATCCTTTTTCTGTTAATGAGCCGTTTTCGTCCATTGTTATTCCCCTGCCTCCTTCAGTGCGGCTTCGGCAGCGTCGCGGGTGAGTGTTGTCTCCACGTATGGTCATAGGCTATTGCGACGTTCTTCCGGGCAAGGTTTTCATTGTGGGCGATTATGGAGAGGATTTCCGTATTGGTGAGGTCGCTCATTTGTTTCCCCTCCCAATCCATGCGCATAGTAGTCCTACGCAAATACCGATTATGTACGCGATGATAACGGCTAAGAAGGTTCCAGCGCTGTTCATTACATTTCCTCCTTTGCTTGGATCAGTTCTTTTTCAAGCATTTGGCTCATTTCTTTTCTTACTAACTCCATGCACCACCCGATGTTATCGCAAAGGTTTTTCAAGTCTTTTGGCTCAATGTTGTGCTTTTCCATTATGGCAACGATGCCTAACAGTTTACCTACTTCCCACCCAGCAACCATTAGCGGCTCAGGGTTCAGGCGTGAGAGTTCGGAGCGTAGGGCGGCGAGGGCGGTTTCGCACATTTCCGCTTGCAGTTTTAGCGCATCTTCAAATTCGCCATATTCAAGAAGTTCAGCGGCCTCTTGCTTAAAGGTTTCCCAGTACTCTATCGCCCGTTGCAATGCTTCTTTTGATTGCAAGTTGGTTGCAATGTTGTTGCAAGGTTCTCTACTCATTGTGTACCTCCGGCGATTTGGGTTCAAAGTTGCCACAAGCCGGTTGCCAATATTTTTTTACTTCATTGGTTTTGCGCCCTTGGTGATAATCCGCTTCATCAAATTTGCAGTGCAACTTATCCCTAAAATTATCTTCAATGATATTTTTGCAAAATCCGCAATATCGCTCGTCGTTCATTCCCCTTCTCCTTTCATAGCGGCGGAAGCTTCGGCGTAAGTGAGAAATACGGTTTTGCCAAATCCGCCACTCTCACCACATAATCCCATTTCGGCAACTATGCTTCGTATATCTGCTGTTTTATTGCGGTTTTCCCATACCCTTAGATACGATTTGTCACACTCTTTACATGACTTGTTCCAACAGAAGCACATTTGCGAGTGGTCTGGGTTGTCTTTGCAGTCAAGCTCTATTGTGAACACGGTATCCCCCACCTTGCACGGCAACCTCACCAACCGCCCCTCACGTTCCGCAGCATCGTATTCCGCAAGCCTTGATAGTGCGGCGGTGATTTCGTCGGGTGATAGGTCGCTTTCGAAGCACGGCGCGTTGTCAAGAAGCTTTTGTGCTATGTCAAAGCCCTCTTTAAGCCCGATGTTGTAATCGCCTATCGCCTCGCCTTTGAATTGGAGCAGATTAATTAGCTTTTCAGCGTTAACGTATCTATCCATTTCCCTTATTCCTCCCTCTGTACGTCCAACGGCAATTATCTTTGCTGCCAATTGCGCAAACCTCGTCCGCTATCTGGTGTGCGCAATATCCGCATTCATGCGGTATATCCTCCACCGCCGCGTCCCTCTCTGCTGTCATATCTGCAAGCTTGCGGGTGAGGTCGGTTATTGCCGTATGAAAATTGCAAGCATCACAATCTTTTTGCATACGATCAATAATATTTTGGCTAACCGCAACAGCTTTTTTTAGTCGCTGATTTTCTGCTTTTAATTCCGCGAGCTCCTCCGGTGCGCCGAGTTTGAAATACTTCTCATTTTGCTTGATAGTTTTCTCAAACGCTTTTTTACTGACAACGCAGTCGCCGTCACTGATGAGTGTTTTTTCAACTAGCATTGTTCATTCCTCCATCGTTTTGTTGGCGTCGGCGATACGTTCTGCGGTTAAAAGTGCGTCGCATCTGTCGCAGTGCGTCTTATTGATGGATGCTATGTTTTCCAATCCGCACGAAGGGCATACAGGACGAAACCTTGCTTTTAGCCGTGCAATCTCTTCGTCTCGTTCGGATAGTAAGGAGAGTAGGGCGGGGATGTCGGTTCGAGCGTGAGTGATAAACTCAGCGTTTTTTGTTTTTGGACTTATCCCGGAACAAATGTTTTTTGTTTTTTCTATGTAAATCGTG